GGAACATCAGGTAGCTCAGGTTCTTCAGGAACATCAGGTTCAAGTGGTTCATCAGGTAGCTCAGGTTCTTCAGGTTCAAGCGGTTCTTCGGGAACTTCAGGCAGCTCAGGTTCTTCGGGAACTTCAGGCAGCTCAGGTTCTTCAGGAACATCAGGCTCAAGTGGTTCTTCAGGTTCATCTGGTAGCTCAGGTTCTTCAGGTTCTTCAGGTTCTTCAGGTTCTTCAGGAACAACAACAATTACAAACGCGACAGATAATAGAGTTATGACATCTGCGGGTGGTGTAACATTAAATGCTGAAACAAACTTTACATTTGATGGTACAACTGCATATATTGCTGGTGCATTGGGAGTGGGTACATCAACACCAACAACGGTTGGTTTGATTAGGGCAACAAATGATGTAATCGCGTACTATGGTTCGGATGAAAGATTAAAAGAAAATATCTTTACAATATCGGGTTCTTTAGATAAATTAATACAAATACGTGGAGTTGAATTCGATTGGAGAACAATGCCAGGTATACATGAGAATGAAGGACATGACATTGGAGTAATAGCTCAAGAAATCCAAAAGGTTTTACCTGAAATTGTAACAACAAGAGATAATGGTTACTTGGCGGTAAAATATGAAAAAATAGTTGCTTTATTGATAGAATCAAATAAAGAGTTATTAAAAAGAGTTGAGGCTTTAGAAGAAAAAATAAAATAATTAAATTTAAAATACCCATTAAATAAAAATAATGGGTATTTATAAAAAAATACAAATATGGGTGTTTTACCGGGTACAGGAACCGAAATTAGCTTGGGAAGAATGGCGGCAGCTATAGGAGTCGTAGCAACTAGCACAACACAAGTTGCATTAAATGCACAAGTTGGTACCGCACGTAATAGAACCAGAGGTGCTGGTGGGGACGCTCAAGGATTTCAAACAAGTATCGCATCAGGTTCGGCTACAAGAGAAGGTACGGATTTTGGTGGGTTAACAACTAACAACAACTATTAATTTTACATTTTCACCTTTTTTTCTTATATTATACGTATGAATCTTACGTATAAAAAATATCCTACAAAATACGAATTACAATACGTTAAATGGAATGGTATTCAATTTGATAAGGAAAGACTTATTAAATTTATAAAACGTTTAAAATTCACCCGTTTTTTATCCTTTATCCCCTCTTTTAATCAAGAATATAAAATTTTAAATGATATTTTAAATTCATATGATTTAGAAGTTATCAATGGATTATTAAATAATGATGAAACAATATCACGAATGTGTTTTATCGAAAAATGGGCAAGAATAGCATCGGTAGATATTTTACTTAATCAAATATTTTCAAGAACAACGTACACAACAATCAGTAATTTACCTTATAAAGATTTCCAATTAGTTATGAGGAGGGCAGATGAGTTAATTAAAATGGGACAAAAAATTACGTATCAAAAAGATAACATAACCGACAACATTCCAGGAGTATGAAAAATTCAATAAATAATAGTTCCGTATGGGTAGCAAAACCAATAAAACTTGCCATCTTAGTACCAACGAGAGATATGGTACATACACATTTTGCATATTCATTAACACAATTAGTAAAAACAACTTCAGAGGTTGGAATTGATACGTATCTTTATTTCGATTCGAGTACAATTTTACTAAACCAAAGAGAAAAATTAATAGATGAAGCGATTAAAATGGAGGCTGATTATGTGTTATGGTTAGATAGTGATATGATGTTCCCATCTAACGTTGTTTTAAAGCTACTGGCTCACAACAAAGATATTGTTGCGTGTAATTACATGAAACGTTCATTACCCATGAAAACAGTTGCATATACCGATTTAAATGATTGGGATAGTTGGGTTCCTATGGAACCGCAAGAAGAACTTGTTAAGGTTAAGGGGATTGGAATGGGATGTATTCTAATGAAAACAGATGTGTTTAAAAAATTAGAAAAACCCTATTTTGAATTTAGATTTAAAGAAGACACCAAAGATTGGTTTGGCGAAGATTTTATCCTACAAGATAAGATTCAAAAAGTAGGTTACGAAATATTTGTCGATACCATGCTTAGTATGGAAATAAAACATGTTGGGATATACGCCTTTTAAAATTTGTTCTTAACCTCAACCGTCCAGTTACCTATTCGGTGTATACCAATTTCATATTTAGGTAAATTCATTCTAATTACTTTAATATAATTTAAATCTTCAATTGTTAACACATCTCCGTAAGTAAGAACAACATCAACATTATCAACATCTTCAAATTTAGATTTTAAATCAAATCTAGTGGTTAATTGTTCACTCTCTATATAATCGTCAACTAACTCTGTTGTCGATATTTTATCAACAAATGGTTCAATAGATAAAAAGATGTTTTTATGATTAGATATTAAACCTATTTTATAGTAATTATATTTAAAATCTTCAACCGATTGATATTTTATTACATTAATAAAAGTACTCAATTCCATTCCCCATTTTCTAACAAAATTTCTATTAGAGCACAATTCAATCTCATCTCTTTTGTCTTTTATATCTTCACTGTATCTTGATGTCTGAGAAACAAAATGATATGTAATCGCAGAACCACAAGTTTTTAATTCATACCCCATTAATTTTGCACGAATTAAAAAATCATCGTCTTCACAAAAACAAGGAAAGAAATTTAAACCATCAAATCCATTTAAATTTAAGAATGTTTTTTTATATGCACTCATAAAGAATACCGCACCATCATGTAATGTGTCATCGTTTTTATATTTCTGAACGTATTCATTAAATTCTAATGTTTTAAAATTATCAAACCCGCTACCTAAATCCAACAATACTTTACCAGAACGTTTATGATCGACAAAAATTGGAGGTTCAATTGTGGTATAAGACAAAATCATATTCTCAGTCAATAAACGTTCTAAAGCTTCTAAGAATCCTTCTCCGATAACCATATCGTTATGAATAAGAACTAATTTTTCGGTATCAACCAAATCAATTCCCGCGTTATATGTTTGTGAGAATGTTAATCTATCATCATCGTGAAAGAATGATAAATTCTCATCTTCTAACGATTCTAACCATTCTTTTGTTCCGTCACTTGAACCACCGCTACTAATAACCAATGGCGCATTTGGATACACTTCACGAAGTTTTTTGTAACATCCCTGTGTTAAATTTAATTTATTGTAAGCTGCTAATACAAATGTAATATCCATTTATTTTTATTTTTTTTCCATGTCGTTAGTAATAAACATTTTTTCGGTTCTATCTTTATATACTAAATTATCTTCATTATTTGATTTAACTTGTCCGATTAAACCGCTATACTCTGCTGCGCCCCATTTGTCAAACATTTGTTGAAATGAAGCAGCATCCAATCCTGAAGTTTGTGGATGAGGATAAGATATATTGTCTTCCACAAACTTCTTTCTGTTAAAAGTTACTTGAGAACCATCAACCCTACAAACACAATTTATTGGTACCTTCCATTGATTTGTAAAATAACTTAAATCTTTTCTTTCAGCACCAGCTAAATAAGATTCTCGCAAACCATCGTATAATACCATGTTATGATAAAAATAATGCTTGTCCTTATTTTGTTCTTTATTTAAAAATACATTTAATTTAGTTAAAAAATGCGGATAAATTGCATCATCGTCACAAAGAATAATTACATGATCAGCATCACTTTGTCTAATTGCTTCGGTTAAATATTTACCATGTATACTTCCACCCTGTTCTTTTTTTTGTTCAACTGTATTGTCAATGTAATCAAATTTAAATTTATCAATAATACTTGAACAAACATCCCTAACAATAGGTTCTGCTCTGTTTTTTGAGCCGTCATCAATTAAATGAACTTCAAATTCTGGATAAGCAATGTCTAAAATAGATTTCAATGCGTTTGAGATAACTTTAGGTCTTTCATAATAAACTAAAGCAATTAAAAATTTATTAATTTTCATATTATAAATCGTTTTTTGGTGTATACGATACGTTACAAATGCCACCGTAATTTTTTATTCTATCTAAATTAATCCAGTCCTCTTTTAGTATTCCAATATAGATACTATCAAGATATTGCCCACACTTATGAATTGATTTTCTTCTTATACCCTCATGTTTAAAACCAGCATATTCTGCGGACTTAATACTAGCTAAATTATTTTCGAGTATTTCACCATCAATCCTATTCATATTTAAAACTTCAAACGCAAAGTCAGTACCCGCACAAAGAACGGGTTTTGAAAATCCCTTACCTCTATGTTCTTTAAAAACATCATGAGAAGAATCATAGGTTCTATTATACCAATCAATATTTTGTATTTTATATAACCCAACTTCGTTTTGTGTGGTAGTGTCGATAGCAATTAAAATTAAATGGGTATGCCTATTCAAAGATTCAAACCATTTTTCTTGTTCATTATCGTTTAATAAAGTGATGTTGTGTGTACCAAACCAAGATTCATTTTTCAAATCTTTTAATTTTGGTAAGTCGCTTTTTTCTAATTTGCGTAACGCAATTCCGTTTTTGTGTATGTACATAAAATTGATTTATAATCCCCCGTCTATTCTTAAATTTGTACCAGAAACATACTCATTTTCTACGATATAATCAATAGTGTTATAAAGTTCTTCAAGTCTTCCGAATCTTTTTAATCCAATCTTTTCTTTAGCCATCTCTTGATACTTCTCATCTACTCTATAACACATACCACCATCCCAATAACCTAATTGAATTGAATTACAGGTGACACCAAACTTCACATTTTCTTTATTGGCATTACTTATAAATCTATCAACAAATGCTTTTGATGCGCAGTAAATTGAATTTTTTGGAACATTAAGTTCAGAAAATACAGAAGATATTGAAATAATTCTACCATATCCTTTTTCAATCATTTTAGGTAAGCAAGAAGACACAATATTAATGTTTCCTCTTATATTAACATCAATCATTTTATTTATACCCTCTTGATCATCTTGATTAATTTTACTTAAAAACGCGTCGTATTTACTTCCACTCATGTTCAATACAACATCAAATTCATTCTCACTAAAGTACTCGTGAACATCACTAAATGACGTTACATCAACGTCTTTACTACCAACTGCTGTAACTATGTACTTCTTTTCCAAAAATGGAATTAGTTTACTACCTAATCCACCAGTACCACCAAATACGATTATTTTTTTCATTTAATATATTTTAATACACAAACACCATACGTCCAACCCGAACCAATTGCGGGCATGACAAGTATATCGCCATTTTTAATTTTATCTTGTTTATGTAAACTATCTAACGCCATGGGTATCGACGCACCCGCCGTGTTAGCAAATTTAGTCATATTAAACACTATTTTCTCAACAGGGAAATCAAGCAATTCAGCAGTTTTTAATAGAACTCGATGTCCAGGTTGATGCGGTACAATCCACGCAACGTCTTCTTTAGGTATATTTAATTTTTCTAACGAACTTTTAATAGTTGAAGGTAAAACACTTGTACCAAAATCATAAACAGCTTTACCATCCATTTTAAATGTACCCGAATGATGACAAGTGAACGCTTCCTTACCATTAGCATCACCATATAAATCAGTACTCATCCATCCGTCTTTTACTTCAGATAAAATAACCGCACCTGCACCATCACCAAAGAAAACACAATCCCTTCTTTTCCAATCAGTTATTCTTGAATAAGCATCGGCACCAATTACTAAAATATTTTTATATTGTTTGGTACTAATTAAACTTGAAGCCATTTGTAAACCATATACAAATCCAGTACAAACTGCATTCACATCAAATGCAGGTTTCTTAATGTCTAATCTCTTAGCCATAATAATCGCAGTAGATGGTGAAATTCTATCAGGACTTGAGGTTGCAACAATAATTAAATCAATTTCTTCTTTATCAATACCAGCATCTTTAATCGCAGCAACAGCAGCATGATAAGCCAAATCAGAAGGCAGTTCATTTTCAACAACTCTTCTTTCCACAATTCCTAATTTTTCTTTAGTCCATTCAGCATCGGTGTCACCACCCATTAAATCAATATCTTCATTTGTTAATATTTTTTCAGGAGCGTAAGAACCAATACCAATTATACCAATATTTTCTATTTTCATAGTTAACCTTTTACTATTTTATGTTCTCTTATATTTTTATTCGTTAAATCTTTTTCCGCAAATTTACCTTTCCACACTTCCGAAAACATCGGCGAATAGTAAACATCACAATCGTCATAATAATAGTGTGTAACTTGTGAGTATCTTGTGCTATTTGGATCTCTAATGATGTCACCACCATGTATTAAATTAGCTGACCATATTAAAGCCTGTCCCTTTTTACAAATTAATGGCTTAGTTTCTAATTTACCAATAGCAACTAATTGCCTAATAAATTCTTCATATTCCGCATAAGATTCAAATTGATCGTCAAAGTTTGCACATTTTAATTTTAAATCATAGAAATCAAAAATTGGCATTTTATGTGAACCAGGTACGTAGATTAACGAACCGTTATCCATCGTCATATCTTCTAACGCTACCCAAACAGCACTTAACCATCTGTGTGGCATTGAATCAAAATGTATAGTGTCGCTATGTAGCGGCTGATTAGAACCATAATTAAACGTAATCGTTTGAAATGGATATGGTTCTCTTTTATATAACATTTTTAAAGTTTCAGTAACTTTCGGATGAACAGCTAATGATAACAAAGATTCACATTCCTTCCACGCTTCAAATACTCTTTTCCCTTGGGAATAATGATATCTTGGGTTTTGTATATTAGCATCATCTTTATTGTTTAAAAAATTAACATCAGTTTTACATTGTTCAATTTCTTCATCAGTTAAATTTAAATCTATTACAACATAACCATCCTTATTATATTTTATTGCTAATTCTTTTTGTTCATCCGTTAATTCTTGATGTTTAATCAACTCATTAAAAAATGGCGATTCCACCCACGGCCAGTTCATTTCTTCGGAATTTTCTTTATAGTTTTTCATATTTTAATATTCAACAAATTTAGGGTTGTGTGGTTTATATTTTTTTCTAAATAAATTACCCACATTGCTTTTAGAAACAATGTCTTCCACCTCTTCCTCATCAACCATATCACCATCTTCTAATATAATGGCATCATTAATTTCACCAACAATATAGATAAATTCTTTTTTTAAATTTTCACTACTAAAAAATTTCTGATAATTTTCATGTAAATTTTTATTTTTACAATTAGCAGGTAGTTCCGAATAATCAGGATGATTAGTCAATTCTAAACCCCCGTAAACTAAAAAATTAGAATTAAATAATGTTTCATATAGTTGAAGTTCACCATATGCGGCATTCTCACTCATTTTTCCTCTAAAATTACATTTAGAATTTTTACCATATATTTTTTTAAAGTGTTCAGTCGATGTTAAACCAATACTACCACCAGAATGCTTAGGGAAAGAACCATTATGTGTTGTAATTGGTGCCAAGCAAACATACCCCAATGATTTATCACTGTCTAAATGATTGACAAAGTCGTTCATATAACCTTCTTTATAAATTATATGATCATCTTCAGAAAAAAACCAATAATCATATTCATCGGAAAACTTTTCAAACGCATCAAAATATGCACCAAACGAACCTCCGATGTTTTTTCTGTGATTAACGATGATTTTTCCGTTTCTGGTTAATACCCCGTTAAATCTATCAATTTTTTTATCTATTTTTGGGTTTCCGCAATCGTTGTTAATAATAATTAAATCCGTATCTATCTTATTGTCAATAACAATTTCGTTTAAAATATTCCTTTCCAAATATGACATCATGTTTATTGGGTTATTAAATAAACCGCTCCTTCTTGGACCTAAGTAAGTACAAATAACCTTAGCAACTTTTTTAACCTTCTTCATATTTTATAAATATCCTAAAACTACCATCCCTTTTTAATACAGTCCACAATATATTCTCTATCTTCTTCACTTAACCACCAACCAACGGGAATTGAAATAACTTTACCAATAGTCTTATCTAAATTAGGCAATAAAGAACGGAATTCTTTAACACAAGTATGTATATCATTTCTTTCATGTACTTGAGATACTGCAATACCGCATTCCTTCATATACTTCATAAAATCACCCTTTCTTTCAACAAGTAAGGAGTATATCCAAAACGCACTTTCCATGTCAGGATTACGCTCTAATAGGGTTACACCAGGTACATTATTTAGATTATCATCATAATACTTAGCATTTGATTTGTGTTTACCGACAATCTCATCAAGATGTTTAAAGTTCTCAATACCAATTGCGGCGTTTACATCGTTCATGTGAAATTTAAAACCCCATTCTTCAATATCCGCTTCACATCTAAAATCTTTTCTTGGACTATCCCTATCAATACCATACCATCTTAATAAACGCGCTCTTCTATTAAGTTCTTCGTGAGGTAAAAATAATAACCCACCATCCACAGATGTGATATGTTTAATCGCTTGTAATGAGAAAGTACAAATGTTACCATGTGTACCAATTAACTTACCTTTATACTTACTTCCCATGGAATGAGCACAATCTTCGATTACCGCAGGTTTAAACCCATACAAACGCATAGATTTTTCTTGTATTTCTCTTAGTCTATCTAAATCATTTGGATAGCCACCCCAATGTACCACCATGATAGCTTTTGTATTTTTGGTAATTTTTCTTTCCAAATCATCCATGTCCATGTTTAGAGTCTTCGGATCGATATCAACCCACTTGATTTTGAAATTATTAGCCAATATAGGCCAATTCGTTGCGGTGCAAGTTAATGCTGTGGTTAAAACCTCATCACCATCATTCATCCCAACCCAAACGTTATCTCTAACACCATAACCATCGGCTTTGGTAAATGATCTAGGTTTCTTGATTAAATGAAAGGCTAAATGTTCGCAAGATGTTGCTGAATTCAATGTGGAAATGTAGGGATGTTGGAAATAATTTGCCAATGTGTTCTCAAACTCATCAACAACCGGACCTTGTCCGATGAATCCACTGTTTAATACTTTAGATACCTTTTCAGCTGCGGTATCAGCCATAAAAACTTTAAATAAGGGTATTTCTTTTTTCATAGTATAATATAATTAATTTTTTTTATAATTTATAATAATTTGCAACAAAATCCAAATTATTTTCATAATTTATTTTTTGTATTATTACTTGGTATCCAATAAAGATGACTTGAATATGTTTTTCATAAGAAGCTATAAATGAATCTACAGCAGTTTTTACTTGAAGGTGCTTCTCTTGTTCCCAACCACCGCCGTAATCGTCAAAAACCATTATTCCGTGATTTTTTAAACAATAGAATGAATTAACGGCATCTTCTAAAACATATCTTGACATGTGATTACCATCAATATAGACAAAATCTAAAAATTCTTTTGTTTTCCCATAGTGATTAAATGTTTTAAAACTATTATTAGATTCACCATTAATCAGAGTAACCCTATCACCATAAGGTTGTATGTTATTTTCAATATATTCATTTGTATTGATGTCCATAATGTAATGGTGAGAATTTGGATTTTTACAAAATTCTTCAAGTATATAAACTGAAGAACCACCATAAAGAGCACCAATCTCTAAACAGGTATTGGTTCGTTCTTTAAAGTAACCAAAAAAGCTTTCCCATAAATCTATGTTATCACTAAAAAAGATTCTTTCATCGGGATATTTGAAATGACATGGATAAGTGTAACTCATATTTTACTATAAAAATTGTTTTGTATTCTTTGTCGCTCAATATTTTTATGATGTGCTATGCAATATTCTTCATCGAGAGGTAAGGATGAGAATACACTACCACCAATAATTCTTTCGTGTACTCTTCCATACCATCCCATGCTTTTACGGTATATACGTCCTTGAAAATCGGGGAAGTTAACCCAACCCTTTTCGTTTAATTTCCATCCCCATTTTTGAATATCATCTTCTGTAATATCACTAACAGTGTTAATTCTAGGAACAAAGTATAAATCAACCTTAGGATTTACTTCTAAAATGCTGTGTAAATTTTCAACCATATACTGACTTATCATTTCATCGGCGTCTATTTGGAATATGTAATCACCTTTACAATAGCTATTCAATAGATTCTTCCAGTCCGCAAAATTTTTATCAAAATCAAAACTTCGCCAAGTTTGAACATTCGGTAATTTATTATAAGGTAATAAAAAATCTAATACTCCAGAGTCTCCATTATTTTCATCATATAAAATTACAATCTCATCTTGTAATCTCTTGTACTCCAGTATGAATGGTACTAATTTTTTTATCTCCGTCAATTCGTTGCAAACTGTTATCGCGTAACTGATTTTCATATGTTTTTTTAATTTCGTTTATTGTTAATTCTTCACATTGCCAACACCACTCTTTATCTTCGGTGTCCCATTCATGTCTATTACATTTCATGCTCTATTACCTCCATTCCAATTTCTTGTTAATCTTTCCACTCCTCTAATCACTTCTTCATCCGTTTCAATTATTGTATCACTTGTTAATATATCTAAAAGAGTTTGTTCTGAATTTACTTCTTCATTTGCAATATCTCTCATTTGTCTTAATATGTCGGCATCAATTTCCTCCGCAAGTATTCTTGTTAATTCAGCTTCAGCGTCAATCGTATATACGGTATTCAAATTATCAATCAACTCAGGTCTCCATTGAGCACGTAGTGTTCTAACGATATTTTGAATACCTTCAGATTGAATTGTTATACCATGAAAAAATTTAAACTCTCTAATCATTTTGTCTTTCTCTTGCGAATAATTTAAATACTTTACCATTATCGTTGAATGTCATTTCAGCATTGCTTGTTGGGCTTAAACGAATGTTACAATCATTTGGACCTGTAGCAAATACAACAGGTTCCTCATCACCAAATTGAAAACAAAACTCAACATTATCCGGTATAAATGTTGGGTAAGGCTGAAGAAAAAGTAACGTGGGTGTTTCATCACCTTTAAAAAATTTGAAATCCATTACTTAGTTTTATTTATTTTAGGTAGTATTAATTCATTATATGTAGATGGTGGTTTAGGTACATCAATGTATGGAGTTAGTATTTTCTTAAACTCATCTTTCATTTTTTCCAATGTAAATTTTTCAGAATTTATTTTTCTTAAAGATTCTGATTTTTTTAAAAATGAATCATATTTTTCTCTAACAATTTTAAGTGCTTGACAAGCCTGATTATAATCAACAGTAAACCATTTAGAACCTTTAATTATGAACGAATCAACTGCACTTTCATCCACATCGGTTAAATTTCCACCAAGTAAAATGGAATCAGTTATTGATAAGAAATCTTTATGTCCAGACCAATTAGAAGCAACAACTGGTTTTCCCGTCATTGTAAATTCTAAAAGAGGTCTACCAAATCCCTCACCTTTTGTGAAGGATACCATAGTTTTAATTTTGGGATGATTATATAAATTATTCATTTCATTGTCAGTAAGCTCACCGAATAAAAGATAAACAGGAGGTGGAGACGGAACATCGGAAACAATATCTTTTATTTTTTTTCTAAACGATTCTCTTTCTTTAACAGAAAAATTAGCTGATGACGTTTTTAAGACTAATGCAGGTTGGTTAGTTTCATTTTTAAATGTTTCTGCGAAACATCTAATTAACATACCAATATCTTTTCTATCCTGCCCTAACTTACCTTTCAACCAGTGCCCAACAAAAAGATATGCAAAATCTTCTTTTATGTCTAAATTAAAACCTTCATTAACATTATTGTTGTATATTGAAGTGTCGGCACCCTCAAAAAGAACGTGAATTTTTTTATCAACTTTATGTTTCTTAATTAATGTATTTGTTTGTTTATCAATTTCATCATACATCGTTGAAACTAAAACGTCTCTTGAAAAGTTAGATGTTGTAATCACCATATCCATTCTATTACAACCATCAACCCATTCTTTTGGTGCAACAGTTGTTTCGATTCCCGCGGTTATCCCGATATTAAATTTACCAAACCTTTGGAATTCACTCGGGATAGTCACCTGAACATAAAAATCTGGTAAACCACTAAAATTAACAACTATGTTATCTTCAATCCATTTATGAAATTGATTGTTATTATCTAACGCTGTCATTGGTGTATTCCCCCACATACAACTATCTATTTTTATATCAAACATATTCATTTGATATAAAGCTTCTAAAAGATCTCTGGAATGTGCACCATAACCGCTTCTGGTTTTGACTGCACCTCTAAAAAGTAATGTTGGTTTACTCATATTATTTTGTATAAATTATATTTTTCTCTTGGTTTAAAATTATTTAATGCACTTTCAATTCCATTAATCATTTTATGACACATAACACCAGAAGATACATTATCAATCGCCCACTCTCTACCTTTCAACCCTCTTGCTTTTCTTTCTTCCTTAGTCCAATTATACACTTTTAAAATTGCATCTGCAACTTCATTGTCATTTACTCTGTCGTCAAAAATATAAGGAGTTAATGGTGAACCATTTATATTAATTGCAGCAGGCCATACAGGTACAACCCAATCACCATGTGGCGTTTCTTTTTTATCATGCAACGAACCAAACCTTATGTAATCTTTTTCAGCAAAGTCAAATCCACATTGATCTTGTAAGCCACCAGTTACGTTAACTATAATAGGGGTTCCTGCCATAATACTTTCTGCCGTAGTTAAACCAAACCCTTCGTTACTTGCGATGTTAATAGTACAATCAACCAAATTATAAAATTCATTTAAAGTTTCTTGTTCCATTTTGTTATTTAAAAATAATACATCATAGTCAGGACAAATTTTATTTACAACAGCATATAAGTCAGTACCATTCTCATCAATAGGTTGTGTTTTCATTAACAGCAAGCATTTTGAAGATTTTTCTTTAGGTAGTTTGTCGCAAAATAATTTATATGACATAACCACATCAGATGTTTGTTTTCTCCTAATGTTTCTGTTATTATAAAAAAGAACAAAATCAACATCCATTTTATTTTTATAAATAAAATCTTTAGTTTCTTGTGAAATTTCATCAATAGGTTTGAATACACTCGGATTTATTCCGTGAGGAACATAACTAATTTGCCAATCTTCTAATGGTTTACGAACACCATCTTCCATTTTACCAACACGGTTAACAATACCATATGTTAATTTAGATATACAACCTAACCAATCACAACTTTCATAATAATCTTTGTTGTACATAGGCTCAGGTAAATTATCCCATATATGGTAGTATAAAATTGGAACGTGCTGTCTAATTTCATGTTCAGCATCATATAACCATTGCCAATAATGTGGATCGGTAAAATGTAAAATAGCATCAATTTTTTCTTCCTTAATCATTTTTCTGATAATACCAATATCACCATAGCTATTGTAAGGAATTATTTTTAAATTAGCATCTTTTATACCGGTTCTTTTTCTCACATCATCATTAATATCAACCACCTTTCCTAATTCTAAATGATTCGGTGCAGCACCAATTTGAATCCAATCGTATTTGTGTAGTGTACCAATAACAAATTCTTTAGACATCGTAGCAATCCCGCTTGTAGTTCTTAAATCATCAGAAAGTAATAATATTTTCTTTTTCAATCTTTTAATATTTTGAGCCACTAACCGATAATTCAGTATAGTTGTTTATTTTTTCTCTAAAAACTTCATCTTTAATGTATAAGTCTATAGATCTGTTAACTAATTTTTGTAAATTAATGTTTCCATCAATCGCAGTAACTTTGAATTTTTTATACACATCACCCAATAAATTGACGCTTGTGAGTTTTCTTTCTATTTTCATATTTTATTATATATATTTTTATATACGGATTATTTAAAAAAATATCGTTAGTATTAACGATATCTTAATTTATCACGTATATTATTGATTATTCGTTTGCGCCGGCGGTTGGGTAACTGTTGGGGTTTGTACTTCGGTTAATCTTATGTTTGAAGGTGGCGGTTGTACCGGTTGCTCCACTGTTTTATTTTTTTTACATCCACATGCCATAGTAATAGTTTTTTATAAATATTTTGGTTTATTGATTTTTATTTCTTATATTTTATAATATACAAAAAAAATATATAAAGTCAAATGGAAATTAACAAAATTTACAACGGAGATTGTTTAGAGTTATTCAAAGAATTAGAAAATAACATGGTGGATTTAGTAGTGACATCCCCACCATATAATGTTGGTATTGATTATGATGTCCATGTTGACAATGTACCGATGGATGAGTACTTTGTATGGGTAAAAACTTGGTTAACGGAAGTTTATCGTACTTTAAAAGACGATGGTAGAATAGCAATTAACATACCATATGAGGTAAACGTTAGAGATAGAGGTGGACGTGTGTTTATGGTGTCCGAGTATTGGCAAATTATGAAAGAAATTGGCTTTGGTTTCTTCGGTGTTGTGGATTTAGAAGAAGCGTCGCCACATAGACATAAAACAACAGCATGGGGCTCTTGGATGTCCCCATCGGCGCCTTACATCTACAATCCAAAAGAGGCTGTCATATTAGCTTATAAGAAGGATTATATTAAAAAGGTTAAAGGTGTGCCAGAATGGGCTTATAGTGATGTTGAGATTGAAAATGAGGATGGTACGAAGAAAATGAAGAGAATGTACGACGATCAAGATAAAACTGAATTTATGGAGCTTGTATTCGGTCAGTGGAAGTACTTTGCAGATACTAAGTCATTAACTAAAGCAACCTTCTCAATGGACATCCCAATGAAAGCAATTAAGATTTTAAGTTATAAAGGAGATATTATATTGGATCCGTTCTCAGGTTCAGGAACTACAGCGTTGGCTGCCAAGAGGTTAGAGAGAAATTATATAGGATTTGAACTATCGGAAAAATATGCCAATATCTCTAAACACCGCGTGGGGTTACAGGATTCTGTGGAGATCCCAAGTACATAGCAACTCTATCACCTGTCTTCCATCCACCACAAGTACCCGCAGGAAATTCGATAACATGATCACCAATTCCAGTGTATTTCGGTGGGTTCATGCGATGCGAATCTTCAACCTGACAATTTTGGTGTATATGACTTATTCTATTGTTTAATACGAATATAATATCCAAAGGGATTAGGCAATTTTTCATCCAAAAGGAATGGTGTCCTTTACCCATTTTAAAAACCATACAGCCGTCCAATTCTTCCCTACCCATCATACCGGTTTCAATATCTTTCGGTGTGGAAAGGTATTCTGCGGGAAATAATTTACCATTAATATGTACCATATCTATAACTATTTGGTATTTTAATATTTTTTCTCTATATTTTATATAAATCAAAGTTATGCAAATAAAAATAAAAGAAATCTGTTATATTATGATGATAATAACAGGGATAATGATTGAAAAATATGGCTTACAAACCAATAACCCACATTTAGAACAGATGTTTGGGTGGGGGGCTATAAGTTTAGGAAGTATTAATTTAGTTATGAGTTATTTCAATTCACCAAAAAAATGAGTAAAAAAATATACGATAAGGATTTTTTTATAATAAAAAAGAAACACCATTGGTTCATTATTCCAACAGTTGTTTTTTTCTATAACAAAGAGACATTTTTGGAAACGGGCGTTTATACGCCATCTTGGGGGCTAACAATAAGATGGTTAACATACATGATTGGAATACAAATACAAGAAGGATATGAAACTAATAAATAAAATCTTCAGAAGCATTGTGAGGTTATTCATAAGAAAACCTAAGGAAAGTTTAAATTGGACGGCAAGCGATTTTAAAAAAGCTAAGAGGTATTGTAAATACGAAAATCATCCTGTTTCAAAGGATTTAACCTTGTGGGATTATATCCATAATGAACAGGATGATTCTGTGTGGACGATACATAAATTAAACGTCCATTTGGGTTTACGTTAACGACCTTGTCCGCGATAGTTCTTTTCGGTTCTATCGTGTTTGTTATGGGTTTTAGACGAACTACCTCTTTTTCTTTTACCAAAGCTGATTTTATTACCAGCATTTTTAGCTCCTTTACCTACTGCTTTTGCCATATAATTTATTTTATTATAAGTACATAGAAATAACATTTTAGCATGGAAATATTACTACACCAACGATATTCTTACGCAAGGATTACCCCATTTAAGAACTATTCCAAATTCCCAAGGGTGATTTCGCCTTATAACGGTTTAAATAATCAGGTAACTTATGAAGATAGGGGTGGATTTGTCACTGAATATTATGATGGGGATGGTGGGATTCCTATGTCATTAATTCCCGATGAAATTAAAAAGAGAAAAACAAAATACTTTTATTGGGATGATGAGTATAAAAATGTACCAATTATTAGATATGCATCCACCCATAAATTAAACGGAACACCAGGGGAATTTTACACAACTAAGGATAGACATATTAAGAGACACTACAAGGAACCGTTTAGCGACATATTAGTTGTTATTCTTGAGAGGACAATTACAAGAAAGGGAGATAAGGTGACTATAAAAACAAATAAATTTATAAAATCTAGAGGGTTTAACTGTAAGTATTTTAGATCAAATAAATACGCAACATCAGTTACTTTTGATATGGCAAAAGGGGATTTTTTATTAGTTGACACCGGTAGAAAAGGTAAAACTAAAAGTTGCCCTAGATTTAGAAAGAACGGGTTTCAACAACTTCGCAATTTTATTGAGAGCAGCGATGGACCATTTAAGTTTTTACAAAATCATTTATCTAAAAATAACCCACTTTATAATGAATTAAAAAATAACATTAAAGATAAAGAATTTAATCAAGTTTTAAGTAAGGTATTTAACATTAAATTTCCAACAGATGGTTTGTTATTTAAAACCATGTTTTATGACGAGATTATGAGGTGGTTTATTGAAAGAAAAAAAATAAAAATACCTAACGACTACAAAAGATTGTTAGAACATTATTACCCAACAGAAAAGTACTTAAAGAAAAATGATAGAAAATTAGTTGCTTCGATATTGGATGTTTTTCAAATAAAATCTAAAGTGACTATTAAACTAGTACATGAGAAACCTAATATTGATTTAAGTTCTTTATATATGTTATGTTATCTGTTTGGCGATAACTATCAAAAATACATTGGTTCAATAAATAAAGATTTATTTGGTACAACATCTGATATGGGGCATTTGTTAGGTGCATCATCATTAAAAAATATGGAAAATATTTCCAATAAATTAAAAAATCACGGTTGGGATTTAACAGATACGGAAAAAGAAAATTTATTATCAGTGTTAACAAGTGAAGCGGAAAGAGGGGTATCTGTTAACGAAAACTTTATCAGTTTAGTTAATGATCATTTTGTAATGTTAGATAAAATTAGAGAGTATGATCCCAACATTAGAATGAGAGCAAATAATAGAATTAAGTTTCATACTGAACATAACGAGTTGTCTACAATAATATCGGCAATTAAAAAAGGATGGGTAATGCAATATTTTTATCCAGAGAAAACAATAAAGGAAATTGAAGAACCAATTGAAATTGAGGGAATAGAAAAAATAATTCCACATGTGCTGACAAGAGAGGAGGAATATATTGAAGAAGGAAAGTTCATGCATCATTGCGTGGCGTCCTATGCAGAAAAAGATACATCAATGATAGTTTCATTAAGGACTGAAGATAAAATAGAAAGAGTCACATGCGAATTTAAAATTCAAAATGGTAACTTAGTTCAGTCTAGATATTTTTCAAATGCACAACCGCCACCAAATTTCGTTGATGCAATTGATTACGTAAGTCACATCATAAGAACGCATGCAAGGTTTGGAACATTAAATTGGAATAAAAAAGAAAAGGTACCAATTAAAATAAATGGAATAGAAATACCACCAGAAAAAAGAGAACCAGTAAAATTTTTAGGGTTTGACTTCAACGACGGACTTCAATTTTAACTACACATTTCAATTAAATCCATATATATTTTATATATGGATTTATTATTTAGTTACCATCAACAAAAAAAAGATAGGAATAGAAAAATTGAGGACAATGTAGCCCAGTGTTTACTTCGACTATATATCGATAACGATAATATTTGTTATGAGGGAATGTTTGATTTTGATTATGACAGGTATGGTTCAAAAATACACGTCACCTTTGAGCATGGCTTGTCTATCGACACCATAACTGGTGACATTTCTACATCTTATAAAATATCTAACACCGGTTTACCGAAAGAAAAAGCATATAAAAATGTTATAAAGAAAAAGAAAAATGATTTTAAACTTGTTTTTGATTTAGTTGAAAATGGAATTGCAAGAGGTGAAAAGAGAAAAGGGTTTTGGGGTGTTAAATATGACAGAGCCGTTAATACAATTGTCAATTATTTGGTAGAGTACTTACAGCCAAAATTAACATCAAATCATTTTATAGGTAAAAATTACATGTCAAACCATTTTTACAATTCAATATACGATATTATTGTTGACTTTCATTTAGATATGAAAGGTATTAAAGCTCATGATAATATCTACTACGATATTCAAAATGAATACCCAAAGAAAAAGTGGTTAGAAAAAAATGATTACAAATACCTACCTGCAATTTTAGATTCGTATGCTATTAAATCAAAATATTTAATAGCCATTTTAAATAAGTCTAATGTTAATGTTTCAATATCTGCTTTAAATTATATATGTAAATTATTTGGGAGCAATTATGTTGAGTATCTGAAAAAAATAAATTGGGAAACCCATTGTTATGAGGTACCACCAAATAAAAAAACACATGAATTAAGAAATGAATCCGAAAAAGACTTTATGATTAATGTGATTAACACATGGGAAAAAGATTCATTAAGAACGGACTCGTTAATTTATAGCGTAAATAAACTATTAACAATTAGAGAGCAATTAGAAAGTAGAGGGTTGAATTTAAAATTTAAAGCTAAAAATGATTTTGAATTTGATAATTTATTAGATTCATGGCAAGGATTGAAATTGTATTTCGGAAGAGGATATAGAGTTAGATATGTCATTCCAGATGAAATAAGAGATGAAATTGAAAAAGATATTATAATTGATGACTTAATATTCAAACCAAAATTAATTTTAAGTGAAGATGAATTTCGAATTGAGGGGTATCTTATGAAAAATTGCATGGCTAAACAATTTTTACATGGCTCAATATATCTCTTTGTTTCATTACAGCACAAAAGAAAAAGAATAAATTTACAATACAGAAAAGGTAACTTAGTACAATCGTATGGTAAAGCAAATACTGCCGTTATGCCACTTTTTGAATCGGCAACAAACACTCTAACAAGTAGGTTTAAAAAACATACAAATATACATTGGAATAAAGAAAAATACGACTTCATATGTAATTGATTATCAATACCATAAATTTTTTTTGGGTTTTATTTTTTAATACCAAAATATTTTTTTACATTTGTATAAATTGTTTAATATGCAAGAAAAAGAATCAAAAACAAACACACACTTTTGGATTAGTTTAGTCAAATCATTTTTTAGAATTTGTGCGGGCGTTGCTTTAGTCGATGGAAATTTTTTGTACGCGGGTGGTTTATTAATCATAGCTGAAGCTCTTGGTATTGCTGAAGAAATATTTTAACTATGAATCACATTTTAATCACGGCGTTTGCCAATAAAATTTACTACGAAAACATGAAGGCGTTTAAAGACATTGAATTTAAAACAAACCCAATGGGTGAAGAATTCGGAATTACAAGTAGAACAAAATTTAAAAATGGGTATGAAGCATCTGTAGTTAAAAGCGAATATTCGTATGGTGGTAGAGATGGTTTATATGAATTAGCTGTTTTCAAAGATGGTGAAATAACATATGACACACCTATTACTGATGACGTACTTGGTTATTTAACAGAAGAAGAGGTAAGTGAAACATTTATTAAAATTCAAGAATTATAAAATGAAAAACGAAACATTATTAAGAGGCGGAGTGGCTATGTCACTTTTAACTTGTACAATATTAATGTTTTTCTTAGCTGAAAGTCAAAGAAAATTAGATGAAAGTCAAACAACATTAAAGTTAACACAAGACGCATTATCCACAGTAAGAAATAGATCCGATAGTTTATATGAGGAGAATTTTATTAAAAGTGTTGAATTGGGTAGAGATGAGTTGACGTGGGAATATGTTAAAGAAAAATTTCCTAATGTATATAATGACGCAATGAAATATAAATCACATGAAACAGAATAAAGAACACGAAATATATTTAGGTGCGGGTAATAATATGTCAATGAAATCATCAAGATTAGTTAGCACATATCAAACACTTTACCTAACAACACCTGAAGACGGAACGATATCAATGAACATTAAAATTGAAGCAGATTTTGACACCATTCCCGAAGCGTACCAAGAAGTATTTATGAATATGATATCAGTAAAATACCTAAACAGGGTTTCATTTGGTGATAATCCATTCTCACAATGTTTACCGGCACCTAAAAAACGTTGGTGGCAATTTTGGAAAAATTAAACTATAGACACATGATTCATATTATTATCGGCATTATTGGAACAATCCTTTGGATGGCATACGAAATGTATACAGCGCCCATGATGGACGATAATGGTAATATAACCAAACCTGGTAATAAATTATCAGACTTATTTAAAAAGAAAAAATGATATTTATCATATAAACAACTAAAATGGCATATTCAGAAAAAGTTTTAGATCATTATTCTAACCCACAAAATGTAGGAACCTTAGATAAAACCAAATCAAACGTAGGTACTGGATTGGTTGGCGCGCCGGAGTGTGGTGATGTGATGAGATTGCAAATTGAAGTGGTAGATAATATCATTGTGGACGCCAAATTCAAAACTTTTGGATGTGGCTCAGCAATCGCATCGTCGTCCGTTGCAACTGAATGGTTGAAAGGAAAGAGCGTTGATGAGGCATTAACAATTGATAATATGGATTTAGTCGAAGAATTAAATTTACCACCAGTTAAAATACATTGTAGTGTTTTAGCCGAGGATGCAATTAAATCAGCAATAAACGATTACCGTGTTAAAAATGGTATGGATGTCTTAGTATTCGAACATTAATATGATTACAATAGGAGAAAAAGCACTTGAACATGTTGTTGAATTAATGATCCAACAAGGAATAACACCAGACACTCACTTTCTTCGCGTTGGAGTTAAAGGAGGTGGTTGTAGTGGTTTGTCATATGCGATGGATTTTGATGATAATATAACAGATATGGATGAGGTTATTGATTTAAATGTTATGAAGGTAGTTGTGGATAAAAAATCAGTTTTATATTTATACGGAACTCAATTAGAATATTCTGATGGGTTAAATGGTAAGGGGTTTCATTGGATAAATCCCCAAGCAAGTCGCACTTGCGGTTGCGGAGAAAGTTTTGCTCTCTAATTTTTATTTTTCATTTATTTTAATTATATTTTATTATGGAAATGTTAATCGTATTAGGTTTTGTGTCATTTGCGACACTCGCAGTTTTTTCACTCGTAGATATTATTAGACAAATTAATAGAATCGAAGATGAAGAAAATTAAACACCCACTAGTTAAGGGTATTGTAAAAGAAGTTGCACCTCGGATATATTGTGTCCAAGTTGACGATGATTACGATAGAGCAATGTTGTTTTGTCGTTATCAGGAGTTTTATGAATCACCATATAAAAGATTCAGAGGTAAACCATTCACATGGATGGAGTATATGAGATTCTATAAAGAAGCTTGGAAGAAAAGAGTGTTTACCTATCCAGATGATTGGGCGGGTTACAACATCCCAAGTAATGTTATGCAAAGAGCCAACCACATATTTTGTAAAGAAACTGAATATGATGAGATAATGAATGACATTTATTTTTATTGTGCAATTGATTCACAAAACAAAAATAATGGAACAAGATGTGATTGGTATTTAATTGGTGCGAGCAGTAAAGATTTAAAAACCATGGATCACGAAATTGCACATGGTTTATATTTTACTAATAAATCATATCAAATAAGAACAAAAGCCTTGTTACATCTTATACCGAAAAGAGTTAGGGATAATATCAACAAGAAACTTATTAAAATGGGATATGTGAATGATAAGAAAATATTGGACGATGAAGCTCAAGCTTTTCTATCAACAGGTCTTTATAATGGGATGGATACCAAAGAAATAAAAAAATACGAAAGGGATTTTAAAAACAATTTTAAAAAATTCAATGAGAGGTAAAGCGATATTCATTGACATCGATGGTCCATTATCGGATGGAACATGGTACGATGGTAATGTAAAAATAATGGAAGGAACACCAACCGAGTTCACCATACCTTATGCATGGGTACAAGAAGATTGTGATGCGTTATCTGAAATAATAAAACAAACAGACGCAAGATTGGTGGTGTCATCCGATTGGAGAAAACACTATGGTTTTAATCAGTTGATGATGGTATTTGAACATTATGGTATTGGTAGGTGGAATTTGTTAGATACCACGTCACATTTCAACCCGCGTAAGAAAATGAGTTCATCTTTAGAGTGGGACAGAGCGTGTGAAATTGAATCATGGGTTAAGACTTTCAAACCAATAAATTGGATATCAATTGACGATATGCAGTTAAATTTTGGGTATAAATCATTAAAGATACCGCAATGGCATCATGTGCAAGTTGACGGTGATTGGGGTAAAGGTGGTAAGTTGAGAGATAAAGTTGACGAATGTGTTAAAAAATTAAATAAATAAGTTATGGGACTATTAATTGGAATTGGTGGTAGTTTTGTATTAGCGGCAATAGTTGCTTTCTTTTGGGTTAGAGGTATTGACTATATGAAGGAAAACCATCCCGATTATAAGGGGGATGATTTATTTGGTAAATTTGACGACGAAGATGAAAAACATATAGGATAAAACAACAATTTGGGATATTTATTATTCGTATGAAGAAAAGAACCTTAAAAGAAGAATTGGAAAGAATACATATAATCACTTATGGTAAAAAAATACTATTAGAGGACGATTTTTTAGATAAGTTATTACAAGGAGATACCCCAAACGCAATTAAACCAATAGATCAACCCACTAAGGCGGATTTTGTCGATAACAATGTCACGAAATTTCTTGCCGATCTCAAATCGATTAAAGAACCTGTTAGTCAACAGAAGTTAGGAACCATGCAACACCAAAAAGAGGTGGAAACGGTTCAAATTGCATTAGTTTTATTGGGCTATGAATTACCAAGACATGGTATTGATGGGCTATTTGGTCCTGAAACTGCAGCCGCGGTTAAAGAATATAAGAAAGATAATAGTACTATAAGTGAAGCGTTTATACCAGGTATCGATGAAATGGTTTGGAACAAGATGCCGTGGGGAGTTGACGCAGGTAATAAAAAAGTTGGTATTAAATGGTCTAACCATGATACTCACATTCATTTTGGATTCACAAATGCCGAAGTTGCGGTTAAAGTGATTGAGAAGGCTAAACAATTAGGTTTACACGCAGGAGAAAATCCATATTCAGCTAAAGTTAATCCAGTACATGTAGATGACAGTTTTCACTATAAAACGTTTAGTCAAACCGTAAATGGTAAAAAAGTAGGTGGAGGATTAGATGTTAGTGGTGATAGGAATAAAATGGAAGAATTGTTTAGTTGGGTGGCAACCGAATTAGGTGGAGGCGACTCAGTTACCATGAGTGATTTTGACACAGACGAAAGTACGGTAGAATCGGTTACACCTGAGATGGCTCAATCTATGGCATCTAAATTAGAACAAAAAGGTGTTACCAAAGAACAACTAAATCAATTAATTGATAAGGTTACAACAGGAGGAAGCGACGTCTTTACGGATTTAGATTTAACAACGGATGAGGGTTACAAGATGTATAGTAAAATATGCGATACATTCATAAAAACAAAATCTTCTAATTTATTGAATATAACAGGTGATATGATGGCATCAAGTGCTAAAAAGGTATTTGAGAAACGTAATAAATACGTTCCACCTGAATTGGCATTAGGACAATTAGCAGCAGAAGGAGGCGTCGGAAATTCTGATTCAACTAGTATAGCTATAAGAACCAAAAACCCGTTCAACGTTGGGAATATGGATGATGGAAGTACAATAGAACACAACTCAGTACAATCAGGAATTGACGCATATTACAATTTGATTGCTAAGGATTATATAGGTAAAGGTAGAACAGCACAAGATTTAATTAAGAATTTCGTTAATCACGAAAATTTAAGATACGCAAAATCCACCAAATACGAAGCTGTAGTTGGTTCAATTGCAAGGCAAGTAAATAAAATCGCCAAAAGCTTAGCGTAAAATTGTTAATATCTATTTGACAATTCAAATAATATTGGTATATTAATAATCTAAAGCTTAATATATGCCAAATGAAATTTGTATTCTTTGCGGTAAAGAAACCGACGTTAATATCAATACCCATGTTGATTTTAGAACTGGGTACATCGAAGGTGCAGGACAATTATGTACCACTTGTTATTTAAAAGGTTCCCCGTCAAGCAGGGAAATGATTACAATCCCAAAAGATTTAGTTTTAAATACCCCTAACGACATGGAATTAGGTGGAAAGGTTCGTCAGTACTATTGGGATGAATATCACGATAGCGAACCCCCTATCACCAACCAATGGGTATGTGAATATTGCGGAAGGGATACGTCTGATGTTGATTCAGACTATTTAGTGAATACGAATCATCTTGAATGTGTATTAAAGATGAATCCGTAGTATTTATATATAAATAATTTTTAGATGAAACAGATATCAAAGAAAGATTTAATAAGTTTAATAACGGAATCCGCACATGACATGGATGAAATGTCATATAACAGAGCGATGCCAAGTCCTTGGGACGATGGATATAATCCTGAAAAAGAAAGACAAGGTTCAAAATCAAAGGGTTTCTATTTAAACAAACCACCTTTGGATACACCGGATAAAGAAAAAGGACCGAAAGAAGTTTGGATACTAAATGTTGAAGGTATTGACGAAAATGGTGAACCTAAAATGTATAAAGAAATTGTTTTAGGACCCGTTTCAAAAGAATATGTTCTACAATATGCTCCTAAGTTTTATGAGTGGGTTAAAAAAATGGAAGACAATGGATATCAATTTCATCATTTAGATAAAAAAAGCGTTTTAGCTAAGTACGACCCATTTGAATTAACGAAAGCAAGTGTATCAAATACCGCAATGGCATTAAGAGCCGCAATTGGCATGACATTGGATGAAAAGGAAGCGAAACCAATGGGGATACCGGAAAAAATCACAAGAACGGTAATTCGTAACGTTCGTAAAGTATTGGGAGATGAAAAAGTGCAAAGTTTTTTAAAAACAAATGGTGTACCTGAAATAAAAATTCCCGAACAATTAGTTAGTTGGCAAAAACAAGGGACTAACACATATGGTAAAAGACAAAATGAAAAAATTAAGTGGGAATCGCATAATGTTTTTAAATTTAACACAGTTGATGAATACGCAGCGCACATTGATAATTTGATTGAAAAACAGGACTCAGGTGCTAAATCATCACATTTAACTCGTCAATATCAACCAGGTAGTAAAAAGGGTACATTAAAAGGTATGGGTAGTGTTTATGTGAGAAATGATTTTTCTGTAAATGGTGAAGATACTGGGACTGATTTTATTTGGAATATAAGCTTTAACGCATTTGTTGGGCAAAGTAACAATGTTGGTGGGTTAGTTCAATTTCTTGATATTTCAAGTACGAAAAATTCTGAAACATCGGGAGCAGGTCCAGATGGTACGGTTATGTCAAATAAACAAATACTTAACGCATATGCACAAGCGCTTCTTGATGTACGTAATAAAATAGCAAATATTGATTTAGGCAATTTAGTTGATAAATCATATATAGCAATAGGTTCCGATTTTGATGAAAAGGTAGCAGGCCCACAGCCAGAAGACGAACCGGAAGTAGAGCCACAGGCAACAGACGCAGAAAAACCAAAAAAAGCAAAGAAAATCACAAAAGAGGCAATTGAAAGCATGATTAAAAACATGTTACATGAAGCTATAAATAAATAACCTCTCCTTGGATAGTATCCCTGGACTGACCTACGTAGGGTTTCGTTATCTCCCCCAAAGAAATTTGGGGGATTTTTTTGTTATTACCAAATAAAATTTATATCTTTGTTCATTATGAGTAATGAGTTAATTTTTGTTTTGGTATTTTTTTGGGTAGTATCTGCCGCGTATGTGATGTATACACACAAAAAAGAATACACATTAGGTTTTGATATGATAATAGGTGCAATATTATTAGGACCAATTTTGGCTTTGTTTGTTAAAGATGGTGGTGAACACGAAATAAAGAAACTTCATATAGAACAAGAAGAGAATAATAGACATAGAGCATGGTTTAGAACAATGGGGGAAATCAATAGACAAAGAACCCCTACTTGGTTTAGAACCATCCCACCTCCACCACCGATATCACGAGTAGAACGCGCTATGACAGAAAGAGATGAAGCAATTAGAACAGCAATAGAAAGGATGGATAAAAATAAATTAAAAGACTTCAAATTTTTTCAAAGTAATGTTAAGGATACCGAACGATAGAAAAGTATGGGTGACTTCGGACACACACTATTCACACACAAACATATGTCGTGGAATAACTAATTGGAGAACGCCTAATGGTGATATACCAGAAAAACAAACACGTCCATTTGAAACATTGGATAAAATGAATGCTGCAATTGTTAATAACATTAATGAGGTTGTTGGGCAGGATGATGTGTTGATACACTTTGGCGATTGGAGTTTCGGTGGGTTTGAAAACATTGAAGAGTTACGCAATCGAATATGGTGTAAGGAAATTCATTTGATTTATGGGAATCATGATCATCATCTCGTAAATAATAGAGATAATTGTCAGAAGTTATTTACATCAACACAATGGTTCTTACAATTGAATTATATGGGAGAAACTATGGAATGCATGCACTTCCCAATATTATCTTGGAATGGATTGGGTAAGGGTAGGATACATTTACATGGACATTCCCACCTTCCTAATGAAAAGAAAATAGCATTTAGAAGAATGGATGTTGGTATGGACGGACATCCCGAATTTAGACCTTATGATTTACATCGTGAGATAATGAACCCAATGAAGAAACAACCAATAGGTTCCGAACTTGGAGCTGATGAACATCATGTTGATGGATTGAAAAATGTTATAGGATAATTTTTTTATTTCAAAATATTTCTTTATATTTTGAATATGAATTTAGAAGAAATATTTGAAATGTTTCCTGATGAGGAGTTTCTAAAAGCAGAAGGATTTGATAGTGCAATTATTGGTGTTGAACCAAATACAATGAAATTGGTATATAGCCGTGATAAGATGGTTGGAATACTAATTGAAGATGAAAAGATGGATGAGATTGATGCCATAGAGTATTTGGAATTTAACACTTGGAACGCACACGTTGGTGATAAAACACCAATCTATATTGAAATTTAAAATTATATTATATGATATTATTTGTTATTATTTTATTGGTTATCATCATAGTTCCATGTGCTATTTTCATATGGACAGAAATGAGTATAACGAACGATAGAGTACGATGGTTAGAAGAAAGATTAACTAAGTTAGAAAAAGATGCTGTTAAGGTTACATTTAATGAACCATCACCATTTCATCGTAAACCAAAAACGCAAACGGATTACGCTAATGAACATAAGAAATCAAATCCAAAACAATTTGATGGAATTAAAAGTGAAGAACCATTTGTAAAAACGAGAACAAAACGTAAACCAACAACTTTATCTGACTGGGAAGAAAAATATGATTTAGGAGGAAATCAATAATGAAATTTATTAAAACTGAAATAGTTGGATGTTTTATTGTTACGTTTGATACAATCGTAGACAACAGAGGCTATTTCTCCGTACCATACAATAAAGACGCCTTTAACGAGAATATAGGTGAAGATGTTAACTTTGTACAGGATAACATCTCATCGTCGCACTATGGGGTTATCAGAGGGCTACATTTCCAATCTGGTGAGTTTGAACAAGCTAAATTAGTTACATGTACTTGGGGTAAAGTGTTGGATGTTGCTGTCGACATGAGAAAGGATTCAAAAACATATGGAAACGTAGTTCAAGTCGAACTGGGTTATGGGTGGAATAGACACTTATTTGTACCTCGTGGCTGTGCACATGGCTTCTCAACGCTAAGTGACACCGCAATTTTTCAATATAAAGTTGATAATCAATACAATAAACAATCCGAAGGCGGCATCATTTACAATGACACAACACTCAATATCAATTGGAATGTACCAACTCAAAAGGTAGTTGTATCAGAAAAGGACAAAGAGTTACCTACTTTTTTATCATTATAGCACTATTTATATATAAAAATCAAGATGGCTAAAATAGTTAAAATCAAACAATCTGATATTGAGAATATTGTTCTTAATTTAGTAAAGGAGAATATGGAATCTGACGATTACGCACCAGACCCAGATTCAGCGTATGAAGATAGTACATACATAGATGACGAACCTAACGATAATGGGTTTGAAGATGATAATAGTTTTGAAGATGATAGCGATGATATTTCTACAGATGCTGAAGGAGAACCATATTGGACAGGAGATTATGTTAATGTAGACGGAAAAGCATATCAAATTGTTATTGGTGGGGATGGAAGAGTTAGGTTATATGATAAAACTACCGATAGTGCACTTTCAACTGAAGAGTCTATGGTAATGTTAAAACAAGGAAAAAGAATGTCTTCAAATGTAGAGGGTAATAGTAGTGATGAAGAAGAATTTATAGTGTCAGCATAGGTTAATACATAACATATTAGAAATCACCCCACTAAATGTGGGGTTTTTTTATTATTTAATTTTTTTTAGAAATATTTTATAATACAAATAAATTTTAGTAGTTTTGTGGAACACATAATTAACACATGAAATTACTAACTTACTACAAAGGAAACCAAATCTTTTGGTTTAGGATCTGTGGATATGGACTATCCATAAGATCATTAAAACACGGCTATGTGCCATTTTCAATTCGATATGGGATTAGAAGTGGTTTAAAACTATTTGATTATCATTTTGAATTTTTAACCCGAGAAAAAAAGAAACACTATGGACGCAGATGAATTTAATCAGAAGTACAAAAATTACATACCCAATGGTTGGTATGGTTTAGGTTTTAGTATACCAGATGTGACAGATTACTTGGATAAAGAAATGGAAGATTTAATTTTAATACCGGGTTTTGAGTTACATCAAGTTAAATTGAAATTTAACATGGCAAGATTTTATTTTCAAACCAATTGGAAAGATAAAGGTTTAGAAGCTGTGATTGAGAATAAAATAGAAAGTAAAATAAATGATTTAGTTAAACAATACCAAGAAAATAAAACATTATGATATACGTAAGCGTCGACATTGAAACCAGTGGTCTTGATTATGAGAAACACAAAGTATTATCCATCGGTGCAATCATCGAAGATACTGAAAAGAAATTACCATACGAAGAATGTCCTAAGTTCAATGCGGTAGTTCTTCAAAATGAAATCACGGGTTCACCGAGAGCACTTACCATGAACAAAGGTATAATTGCCATGATTGGCGAATACTTGGAAGGTACCGATGATGTTAGATTTAATATGGATACCATTCTTAATTATAGTTTTTATAGAGAAGATGATGTGATAAAAAAGTTTTATGAGTTCCTTTGGAACAATGGATTCGCAACTTTGGATTCACCATCCACTCACGTGAATGGAAAATTAACACCCATCATCGATGGGAAAACCAAACCAATCACGTTAAATGTTGCAGGTAAGAACTTTGGAACATTTGATAAACTATTCTTACAAGAATTACCTTGGTGGCAAAAGTTAATCCGTACTCGTCAAAGAGTATTGGATCCCGCAATCTTATTGGTTGATTGGACGAATGATAAATCGTTACCAAACCTGACACAATGTAAAGAACGTGCAGGTATTGAGGGTATAGTGACGCACGACGCACTCGAAGATGCTTGGGACGTTATAGAAGTATTAAGAAAATTTTATTAATATGGCAACAGCAACATTAACATTTGATTTAAACGAACCGGATGATGTCTTGGCACATTTAAGGTGTGTCAAATCTACCGACATGGCTATTGCCATTTGGGAAATAATTCACAATACCAAAAAAGGGTTGGAGTGGTCTATGGAAGGGAAAGAAATGGATAAGTATGATGCCCTTGAAATGGTATATGAAAAAATACACGAGATATTAGGGGAACATAATATTAGAACCGACGAATTAATAAATTAAAAATTTCTTTTCAAAAATTTCGTATTAAGGAATAAAATAATTATATTTTATAAAAACACCTTAATATGTCAAAAATTAGAGATTTAAAGTTTAATCAAGAGAACAACCTAAACATTATATCAGTTTTAGAGTTAATCAGTCCAGAGGGAAAATCTAAGTACACAGAAACATTACTTAGGCTAATGAAAAACACGCCGAATTTAAAAGAACATGCAAAAGAAATTAGGGCGGTGTTGGCGGACAAACTTCCATTCATTGATAAAAAACAATTGGAGCAATATGGCGAAATCCAATTAATGTTAATCTACAGATTTATCGATGGATTTTTTAATTTCGAAGATTTACAAAAATTTAGAAAATTTTGTGATTATAATGAAAGAAGTTTAATTGCTGAAAATGATTTAACTAAATATAAATCATTCGAACAGATTATTTCCGCAATGAGTATAGCTGAAATGAAAGCAGAAGAGAAAGATCTTGAAAACCAAGTTATAAAAATCTATGATAACGATGAATGGTTATTGTTAAGACCTTTAACATTCAACGCCTCTAAAAAATATGGTGCCAATACAAAATGGTGCACTACTACAGAACACAACAATGAATACTTTCATAAGTACACAAAAAGAGGAGTATTAATATATTGTATCAATAAAAAGTCAGGTTATAAAGTTGCGTCGTTTTATTCATTGGATAAAAATGAACCTGAGTTTTCATATTGGAACGCTAAAGATTCAAGAATTGATTCTACTGAATCGGAGTTAACTAATGAATTAATTTTATTTATTCGTGAATACGTTAAAACTAAAGGTGTAAAAACAAATCACTTTATGTTAGATGACGAAACTAAAAAAAAGGAAAACTCCCCAACTACCAAAACATCAGCGAGAGCAAGAACTAGTGATAGAATTGCAAGTGCGGTAAGAAGAGCGCAACAAGAAAATGAAGTTCAAGAAATACAAGAACCACAACCTGAATTACCATTTTACGATGAAAGAAGCGATGAAACGCAGGAGGATGTAATGGAACAACCAGAAAGTCCGATTGATAGAATGCAATGGTCTTCATCTTCGTTTAGTGGTGGCACAAGAGATTAAGATATTTTAGACACATCTACCTTAAATGGCGTTGATACACCTCTTTTAGAGACTACTATCGACGCCATTTCATTTGCGTATATGATTGATTCTTCAATATTTTTAGTCTCCAAATACTTTATCGTAAATGATGCGGTAAAAGTATCTCCTGCACCACTAACGTCAATCGTTTCTTTAGGATCAGGTGAAGGAAAAACCTTATCCATATACTTTGCCCCCCTTGAACCCAATGTTATTAAAAGCTTATTGAGCCTTTTAAAATCATGTTTTAAAAATTCAGATTCATTTAGTTTAACAAAATTAAAACAAGACAGCATAGCCGTTGTAATTTTTTTCTTAGTATCCATAATTGAAAAATGGGAATGATAAGTAATCTCCCTTAAAACATTTTCAGTTAGAAACCCTTTATTATAATCACTAATAATAACGGCATCAGATTCTTTGATTTTTTCAATCATCTCATCAGTTAAAATCAAAGGTTGAATATCTTGTTCACCTTCATCTACTCTTAAAAACATATGATTAGATTTTTCATCAACAAATCTAGTTTTAGTAATTTCTTTATCTTGATGAATAAAAGTTATTCCAATTTTTGGATTTAATGATAATAAATTTTCTACCACATTACCCGCCATTCCTGGATTAATTTCTGTGTGTAATGGATTAAATACCGGCACAGGTGCTTCAGGACTTAATCTTTTAGTTTCACCATATGTGAAAGTATCTTTACATAACTCACCTATTACCGTTATTCGCATGATTCAAAATTTTCGTTGTCGATTTATTTTCTATTTTATCGAAGAATGAGATCCTATCAACCAAGTGATTACCAATTATTTCGTGATATTTGTAATCATCACCAATCACCATAACATCAGCACCCCATTCATCTATTCTTTTTTCTAGTTCTTTGTCAGAACTAAAACTAACTACACTATCAACATACTTAATTGATTTCATAAAATCAATTCTATCCTGTAATGTGTTAACAGGTCTATCTGAACCTTTCTTTTCTTTTATTCTTTCGTCAGTATCTAAACCAACTCTAACAATACCTAAACTGCTTGCATGTTCAAGTAATTTGATGTGCCCTATATGCATCACATCAAATGTTCCGTTTACCCATATTTTCATTTTTGTGAGTCCCCCTTCCATACTCTATAAGAGTCGCTGTCAAAATGCTGTGATGAAACTTCAAATACTACACCGTCAGTTAACGCTTCTAATTGATGAGGTTGTCCAGGTCTTTGACGAACTGTGTCCCCAACTCTTAAATGCTGTTCAATAGTTTCTGCTGTTTCAGTGTCAATCCATCTATAAATAAATTCACCATTATCAACATACCATGTTTCATCTTTAATTAAATGATAATGCATGGAGAATTTAGCTCCTTGTTTAAACCTTAAAAGTTTACCACAATACATTTCATTGTTCTCAATAATTATTTCGTCGCCCCATCCTTTTGGAACACAACATCCTTCAGTTTCTAATGCATTAATTACAATTGGCTTTTCCATAATTTATTTTAATTTTTCAATATAATCCTGTAAACCTAATTCTAAATTAAATTTAGGTTCCCAATTATTCATCCATTTATTTTTATTACTCTTTGTATAGAATTGATACCCAATTGGTACTTTATCTTCATCATGATACGTAAAATTAATGCCTAATATTTTTAACACATCCTCAAATGTTCTTGCTTCACCAGAACCAACGTCATAATATTTTGAATGTAATTCTTCAAAGTTTTCAAATGCATGTATGTTAGCACTAACAATATCATTAACATAAACAAAATCTCTTCTCGGTTTACCAGGGAACAATAAAATATCTTCACCTTGTTTGTGTTTTTCCATCATTTGATATGCAACCGATGCCATCTTACCTTTTTGATTTTCTAATGGACCATACACATTAAAGTATCTTAAAGATATTCCACCCATTTTGTTTACATATTGTTCAGCAACATACTTACTCCAACCATATAGATTAGATGGATGTAAACTATTCGTACCATAGTTTGCTGCGGATGATGAATAAACTAATTTAGATTTCTTCCAATTACAATAATCCGCTAAAATACGAGTAAACTCATAGTTCCTTGTCATCATATAGTTAGCATCTGTTTCTAATGTATCTGAACAAGCGCCAACGTGAAATATAACTGTCGGTGAAAAAGAATTTATAACATTATATAACTCAACACCCCAATCAGGATTGGTAAAGATGTCCTCATTAATTTCTAAAATATTTTGATGAGTCTCCTGTAGTTTACTAAGTAAGTTCCTTCCAATGAAACCATTCGTCCCTGTGATAATGATTCTTTCCATAAAACAAATATAAAATATATTATTTACAAATGAAATGCTTTAGTTATATTTTATCATATGATAAACATTGATTACAGCAACAAAGAAATTAAAGTAACGACTCAATTAGTTTCTAAATTATATGAACTACCATTGAGGATGGTTATAAAGAATCAAGTTAGTGGTAGAATCGTTTGGGAATGTAATTTATTCGATAATGGATGGGCAACATTTCCAAATAATGAATTAAATGATACATACATCTACGATAAAAAAGAATTGGTTTATCTAAAAACATGGGACACCGATGATGACGGCGATATATTATATAAAACTTTAAATCTTTATTGTAAAAATCTTTTAAGATACAATATCAAACCACATGGTTTAGCGATTGGAACACATGACGGTGAATTTGGTGAATGGGTACCATCTGTTTTAGAACACAAGACAAGCGCAACATTAGTAGAGGCATCAACGCCACAGTTTGAAAAAATCAAAGAAAATTTTAGAACATTAGCAAATGTCGCGTTGATTAATAAACTAGTTACAACTGACGGAAAACCAGTTGAATTTTTTGAAGGTGGTAGGGGCTATACAAATAGTGTCGTAGAAAGGGTTATTAAGTCATGGGAGACGGAAGAGATATCAAGCAGTATAAAACCCTCAATAGCGATAAATGAGCTTATTAAATCGACTCCTGATGGGCGTATTGATTGGTTACACCTTGATGTGGAAGGTTACGATCCACAATTAATAATGGCAATTCAAGATGACTTATTACCAAATTTCATCATATTTGAGAATAATAACCTAAAAAATGAAGAAAAGGAGGGCATTTTTAGTTATTTAGAGGCTAAGGGTTATACTCTATTTCACGAACCCGTATCGACTTTAGCTTTAAAGTAGTGATATTTATTAACTATGAAGTTGCTTATTAATGAAAATCAATACAAAAAGTTAATTATGGAGTACTATGATAGTGAAAAACTATATCATAGAGAGAAAATCATTAATAGATTAAAATCTGCCCCAAAGTATATCAAGGTATATATTAAAAAATTACAAGAAATACCCGTAGAAACTGAAAATGGTGAAATTGTGGTGGCAACCAAAATTCCCGAGGTGCTGTACCAATTTTTATTTGGAAATTTTTAGTTAAATTTTTTTTATTTAAATAATTTTTATTATATTTGTTTAATAACTAAAATAAACTAATATGAATGAAAAAATTAGCTTTTACACTTTCCCTGGAATTAAAAAAGAACTTTTAGACAAAAAAAAGTACTCCTACTTATTTACATCCAGAGAGTTAAAAATGACAAGACAACAAATATTAGAAATTATTGCAAATGAAACTGAAATTACAGTAGAAGCTATTCTCTCAAAGTGTAGAAAAAGAACAATCGTAGATGCGAGAAATAGATATTGTAAAATACTAAAAGAAAGTTTTAAAATGAATCTTGTTGAAATTGGTAAAGAGATGGGAAAAGATCATACAACAATAATTAATAGCTTGAAAAGATTCGACGAAAGATATGAATACGAAGATGATTACAAAGAATTATCTGATAGGATTTTTAATAAAATGGGATTTAAATTAAAATAGAATGAAAACATTGATAATACATCCGGAAGATGAAAGTACGTTTTTTTTGGACATAGTATATAAACCAATTGAAAATAAAACAGTCATCACTGGAGGTATTAGTAAAACCGAACTCATGACTTTAATTAGAGAACATGATAGGGTAATGATGATGGGGCACGGATCACCCGCAGGATTATTCTCAATTAACAAATTCACTAATTGCGGAGCGTATATCATCGATCAACAAATGGTTCCATTATTGAAAGAGAAAACAGACAATGTTTTTATATGGTGCAATGCTGATAAATTCGTTGAAGTTTTTGGATTGGAGGGCTTCTATTCCGGGATGTTCAGCAGTGAGGTTGGCGAAGCATATTATTGTGGGTTACCCGGTACTGAACAAGATCAGGTAGACGAGTCTAATTATGGATTTGTTAACATTATTGCAAAGTACATAAATGAGGATAAGAATGTAATTCATGAAAACGTTAAAAAAGAGTATGGTTTAATTGCGGAAGAAAATCCAATAGCATTATACAATAACAATAGATTATATAAATCATAAAAAACAAAATGAGTCAAGTAAAAATTTCAACAGCAAAAGGTGATATGATTGTCGAACTATATGACAACGAAACACCGGTAACAACAGGTAATTTTAAAAAATTAATTAGTGAAGGATTCTATAATGGATTGAATTTCCATAGAGTAATTCCAAACTTTGTAATCCAAGGAGGTTGTCCAAATGGTAATGGTGCGGGTGGTCCAGGATATAATATTGAGTGTGAAGTAAATGCTGATAAACAATACCACGATAGAGGTGTATTGTCAATGGCTCACGCAGGTAGAAACACCGGAGGTTCACAATTCTTTATTTGTCACAGTCGTGACAACACATCACATTTAGATGGAAACCACACTTGTTTTGGTAAAGTGGTTGAAGGTTTAGATGTAATCGACGCTATCCAACAAGGAGATAAAATTACCGAAATTACAATGTTATAATATGAAAAAATATTCAGGTTATCTTATTATCGGAGACAACACAAAAGTGATTGAAGTTTTTGCTGACACTGTACATCCCGATAGCACCTGTACCACTAGGTTTCATAAACAAATCAGCACAATTGGTTTATATGGAACACCTGAAAAAGGATTCGAAATGGTAGCACAATATCCAACTGATAAGTTGGTTATAACATCAGTAGAAAATATAGAAGAAACCCCGTAAGGGGTTTTTTTATTTGCATTATTTTTCTTATATTATAACATGGATTATCAAAAAATTTTATACGGAATACTATTTGGTATTTTAGGACAAACAGGAACATTTCTCCAATTACAAGGATCACACAAATACGGATGGTATGAAAAATACTTTTGGGTGATTTTATTAGCAAGCGTCCCGTTAGGTTATTTGTATATTAAATCGGTTCAATTTTTTATTGCAGGATTTGGGGGACAAATATGGCCTTCAAGACTTGTTGGCTTCGCTGTAGGGATAATTATATTTACTTTGATGAGCTATTTATTGTTTAAGGAACCTCTAAATTTAAAAAATAGTATTTGTTTAGGTTTAGGTTTTCTGATAATTTTAGTACAATTATTTGTAAAATAAAGCTCATGAAAAGATTCATATTTTTCCACGGATACCAAGAACTACACCCATTATTGGATATTGATTGGGACGCAATTAATAGATTAAATAATCTAAACACAATCATCACCCCAACATGGACAGGTACAACTTATACACCAACTTGGGTGGTAAATCCGGGTCTAGTAACTTACACACCTGGATATCATGGAACAATAACAACAACTCCAAACTATTTTGGTGCGGGTTATGTGACAATTCCATACAATGGAACGATAAACACAACAGCAGGATTTAGTAGTTTAACGACATCAAACACAAACGGAACAACAACATACACAACCAGTGGAATGGGCGGAACTTTAACAACAGGTACCGCAACATTTAGGAATGCTACATTTACCTCAAAATTTATGTAATGACTAAATTCAAATTTTTCAGGGGTTATGTGGGAACATTAGATTTAATTGATGGAGAAACGTATGCAACAGCATCAATATTTGATCCTGTTACTTATTGGACATCAGAAGAAATTGAAATAGAACGTATCCGACGTATGCAATTGGCTAATGAGTTTGATGGGCGAATAGAACAAATGCGTAACGATGAAGTTATCTCTCATGAACAATATATGAGGAATAGAGATATATTAATTGAACAGGAGAGAATAAGAAGATTAGCAATGATAAATCACTCAAGGGAAACCGATAATCAAATTAGATTGTATCAAGCAACAAGGGTAACAACCGTTAATCCAAAGTGGTGGATGAAGATTAAGATAGTACTTCAAGAAACTTGGTTATCGGATCCTGTTGGTATGGTTGTGATGACATTGTTGGTTTCGGTTGTTACATTTATCGGTATATTGAAATTATTTGGAGCATGATAAAATCATTCAAATTTTTAACCAAATATGAATACCATAGGTTCAGTCCTTATTGTTGTTACGACAATGCAAAGTTTATCATCGAAACTTTAATATCGACAGACGAATGGGAAACAACCATATTCCCAAAAGAATACCCACACGAAAATGGTGTATGGAGAGTTCTTTACATACATCATAGAGACAATAGTTATCACTCCGTAGTTTGTCATGAACCAGCTAATTCAGCGCACATAGTTGAGAGATTTTTAATTAATATCGATTATTAAAAAATATATTTGGTTTTAAATATATTCTACCATATATTTGCTCTATGAAAATGACAATAAAATATCACATCGAGGCATTTGTAGATGCCCAAGAAGTAGTAATCGAATGCGATTCATTAGAACAGGCGGAGAAAAAGTTTAAAAATTATATTAGTTCAGGCTCCGAGGCTTATCTATTTAAAACAGTTAACACAGGTAAGTCCACGAAGGAAGTGTTCCTAATATCTTAATAATCAGATATTTATATAAAATAACTATTATGTCGTCAAAATTTTTTAACAATCCACAACAGCCCAAGGTGGCTAAAGGAGAAAAAAAGCCTATTCCAACCAAACCGATTAAATCTAACACACAGATTAAGAAAACGGGTAGAGGGAATTAAACCAATCTGTTTACTATTTACTATTAATAGTAAAGTAAATAATGAATAGAAGAGAATATAGAAAATTACTGCAGGATCCAAAATGGAAGATTAAGGCTTCGTTTATACGCAAACGGGACAACCATACGTGTTGTCGCTGCGGTAAAAAATCACATAGATTACAGGTTCACCATAAGAAGTACGAGGATGGTTTAATGCCGTGGGAATACGAAAATGATACGTTGGAGTCGTTGTGTTCTGGTTGTCATAAGAAGGAGCACAATATTAAACCAAAAAGGCGATTTAAGGCAAAGAAAAAACAAAAGTCTACGGAGACAACCGCAATAAAAAGCAGGGTTATTAAAATAAAAATAAACAAAGAATAATTTTTATTCTTAAATAAGTTTTATTATATTTGATAATAGAAACCCACCCAAAAATTAACCAATGTTTAAATTCAAATTCCTGGTATCTAACACCAAAAAAGATAATCTTGTAGATATAATCTTTAAAGAATATCTCGATGATTTAAATGACATTGTTTATGAAATGATTGACTATAACGTCGACAATAGCGTGATAACTAACAGTGGTGAATATTACATCACAAATGTTAGCTATCAGAATGATGTCGTTTACACCAGAGCAATATGTTATCCAAATGAATATCCCAACCTAATTATGAGGATGTCAACATTCCCAAATGAAGTTTCAATTACAATGGGTGAAAGAGGTAACCCCTTAATCAACACTACTTTTCAAAAACACGCTTAATCACCATTCTTGCGGCAATCTTAAAGGTTTCACGCGTGTAACCATCATGCCCAACTTTCTCAACCAAATCAAAAGCTTGTGGGTTCTGTTCTTGACAATCCATGATTAAGATACTAGCGATGTTTTCTTCATGATCGTTACATTTAGAATCGGCATCAGCCATTTTATAAGATAGATTTACTAAGTACTTTTCGTACGCTGTTACATTTGTCATATATTATTGATTTTCGTTATCTCTTAAATTTAATTCAGTCATAAAAATTTCAACCCACTCTTCGTGACTTTTACCCATATATGGATCTGGAATGGTTTGTTCACCAATTCCCGCTATGCAGTTTAAACAATTGAAAATGTGTTTATTCGTCATAAAAAATAGAGGTACATGTCTACCCCTATGGTTGCGCCAAACCACATTCCTGTCATGTCTCTTTCCGTGAAAGAATTTATATTCCATAAACAAATTTAGGAAATATTTTGATAATAACAAAAAAATTATTTATTTTTACAATACATATTACAAACCCAAAATAATTAAAATGGCAAAAAGGATAATCCAAAAGAAAATTATCTATTTCAAAACCTTATTAACGGAAACAAAAGGTTTCTTTAGAAGATTACAAATAAGGTATTTGATATGGAATGAAGAATGTAAACTAAAAAAATATAAATAATGATTTTTATTTTAATTTATGTCGTAGGATTTATCCTAACACTAACATTCTTAAAGTTATTCGGTAAGAAGATGGAGATTGATTATGATCCACCACACGAACCTGACTATGATGACTATAAAAATAATGCAGAGGCATATCTATTCTTTTCTTTGAGTTGGTTTGTAACAGCACCAATTTTTTTAGTTGTAGTCATTGTTCAGTTGTTATATAAATTTTCTCAATGGTTTTTAAAATACCCAAATGTTTAATATGATACTACTAATATACTGGATACTAACAACAATATACGGAGTGTATTGGTTGGTTAAACACCCATCATCAAGACATGGAGATGATGATGATGAGTTTACATTATTGGAAGTTGTTGCTAAGATAATTCCAGCGGCGATGATAGCTTGGGCAATCGTCCCAATGTTATTATTACACCAAGTTAAATTTAAAAGAAGATAATATGAAAAAGTTAATTAAAATTTTTAGAGTAGCTATCTGTAGAATATGTGGAAGAGATTGCGGTTCAATTGGTAGTGGTATGCCCATTAATGGTATGTGTGAAAGATGTTATGAGAATGGAGGTGATGATGAGTGACGCACAAATAGTAATATCAGTAATTTTTGCTGTAGTATTTTTCGTAATTCTTATTTTTAATGTGGTTTCATATCCAAACGTGGAATTATATAAAAAGAAATACGATGAGTTGGAACGTGGTGTGTACAAATATGAAGAAAGTCATGGTAACTCACGTTATTTTTATCTATTTAGTTACGATATTAATACTCTAACATTTACTCGCACCGATGTTAATATCATATTCTTTTTAGATGGCGATATAAAACTAACAGATAATTTATACATACACAAAAGTCATTTGTTTATGTCATTAGTTAGTTGGTACTATTGGAGAAAGTTCCAAAGATTAAAAGATGAGTTGGTTGAGACATATAATATTAGAAATCAAAGAGGTCGTTATGAACAATCCCATCATGAACGTTATATGAAACAACAGAACAAATTAGATTTTAAATTTTTTAGAGGATGATGATACCATTTAAATTTTTTAAGGGAAAGGTTTATACTGATGAATTCACATTACTGTCGGGGAGAACTATTGCTCAAGATTTATCAAATTTATCAAATCAAGTTCAACAAATAGTAAGAAGTCCTGAATTTATTCCTGCAGGTTATGTACAAGTGCCAATACCACAACCCAACTACGATAGTATTGTTATTAATATTGTAAGGAGATGTATGAGAGATGTGTTAATTTGGAGAGGATATGAAACTAATGTAAGCGTCCCTGGTGGTTATTCATTACTAAAGATTGTAAGTGGAATTAATATTGGTGGAATGTTTCAAATACTTTACTTAATCACAAGAGACGGGAATACTGAACGTTATAATGTAAGTGTCCCATTAGTTAATTTACAAAGAAGAGGATAATATGATAAAGGCATTTAATTTTTTCCGTGGGATGATTGGTCCGAGAGTTGTTGGTACCGGTGGTGCATTATTAAATGAACCATACATACCGTTGCAAATAACACATGCACCACCAATGGGAATGTCCTATCGTCATTGGAATATGTTACCACAAGATTTAAGAGGCGGAGATCCGATACGAGCGGAAATATATGTTGCGGGATGGGAAGCTTGTCTTGGTAGTAATCTTCACGTTAATCCATATATGGGTTTTAATGACCCTATTATGATTGAAAATCGTGAGGTATGGAACCGAGGGTATATGGCATGTATGAATAGAAGAACAAGAACATATACCGAAAGGGATATGGAATACTATCACACAGAAGAGTTTCTATTTTTTGATGTGTCCGAAGAAAGATACGACCCTATTTGGTCAGAGCCATATAAAGTTATGTTGTATAGAAGTATTGAAGAGGGGAATACTGTAGAAGGACAAATAATTAAACCAGATCACTATATGTATAATTTTCCTGATGTAATTTAAAAACAAATGATATGAGATTAAACGTAGAACTATTCGCATTTGACTTCCACAGAGTAGGTAGAAGTTGGTTTTCTTTTTTAGAAATTAATTATGGTCATCCATTATTTTATATAGAATGGGGACAAGGTATGAAAATACAAATCAGTTTCTTATTTGGATTAATTAAAAATTATTAAAAATGATACAAGAAAACAAAACACATGTCGTAATGAAATCCGATAGTAAGGAAAAAAACATGGATGTGTGGATAGAAGGTGAAAGAGGTTACATCGATGGTTATGTAGGTGGTGGTTCTATTGCTGTGGTAATAGGTGATAGAATTATTATCTGTGACACTTGGGATGTGAAGGTTTACATTCCACAACCAAGACAAAGTATCGGACCGAGATAAATTAAAAATTATTAATATGGAATTTAGAAAAACACTAACAGATAAACGCCTTGAAGAATTATCTGATAAGGTAAGAAGAGGAACCCCAATCTCAATGAGTGAAGCAATGGAAGTGGTGGAATATCAAGAGATGTTAAAGAAAAATAAACTACCTTTCACAGATAGAATACTTAAATTCTTTAAAATAAAATTATGACACCAAGAGAAAGAAAATATCACATAAACAAACGACTTCGTAAGTTGTTGTGGGAAGAAATAACAAGAGTAATTGATGAGGACATTCTAAATCAATTAAACGGTGGTGAACCTAATCCTGACATTGAAACATTTAAAACAAAATAATATGAAACTATATACAGAAGAACAAGTAAGAAGTTTATTAAATAAAATGGATATTATTTATTCATTGGAGGATTTAACACCAATAGAACTACCAAGTGATAGAGATATAGAAATAGCAGCTAATGGTAACCAAGAACATTATGAAGGTGCAATGTGGCTTAAATACAAATACTTAACCAAAACAAGTAACCTATGAATACAGTGTATTTTCAACCAGAAGGTATCAAACCCGAATACTGCGAAATTGGTATGATTCACGAAACAGACAAAGAACATATTTGGTATTTAGATGAGCCTTGTAAAATATTGATAAGTGAGGTTAAACTTATACCAAAGGAGAATGTAATTTATGATGCAAAAAATAAATCATATAAAATAATATGAAAACATTTAAGTTCCTCTCAAAGAAACAAGTTCGTATACCCAACAGATTTGCACTATTAAATCCAGAGGATAGAAACGTATTCACAAAAGGATATTATGATGCGTTTGATTGTTATAGTCATAGTCGTTCATTAGAGTCACCATACAATCCACTTGTGGAAGAATATAAGTATGAATTATGGCGAGAAGGTGTCACGTTTTATGAACAAAATAATAATGTATAATGATAAAGGACTTCAAATTTTTTAGAGCTAACGAAACAAGAATAAATTGGGAACTAACCGGTTTATTAGATGACGCAACAAATGTTCCATTATTGATTGGTGTATTAGACATCACATGGAAATATATTCAAGATAATAATCTAATGGAAAATGATAGGGTTAAAAATATGTTGATTATCGTTATGGTTAAATTATATAGAGACAAATATAATTCATATAGTGATTATGATATTAGAGCTAAGATTGATCAGGTTGCAACTTATTTTAATAGTGTTGCTGTAAGAAGAATAATCCAAGAACTTCAAGCTGGTGCTTGGATGAGTATTGATGTTGAAGCGGAGACACAACAAATTATTTATGAACGTGAAAAATGGGATGAAGATCATGGGTTTTAAATTTTTAAGGAACGGATTTATTTTAATCCCCGAAGACGGGAGAGAAATCATTGTACCCAACAAATACAACACAACATATCAAAGGGACATATTTGTTAGTGGGGTATTGAATTTTAGATTGGGTCAACCCAGAGACTGTTGGACCAGAAGAAACTTAATAAGCCACGGAAGTAAACTAATATTTGATGATGGTTGGTTTGCCGAAACGCCAGATTTAAACCCATAGAAATGACGCCATTTAAATTTTTTCAGAAACCAAAACCGAAGGATAACATACTATGGAATTTGGATATGGATGTTGCCTTAATTGCGGTGATAAACTATAAAATTAGTAGGGACATTGCAATGCAACACGGGGATACCGAATTGTGTCAGGTTAATTTTCCTGTGCGTAATTGTTGGTTAAGAATTGATAGGGTGGTGAATTGGGGTTCAGGTAATTTGGAAATGGTTAGTATAGATTATCAGTTAATAGAATTAAACAATACATCATTTCGTTTCACATACACATCTGAATTATTAGTATTAATGAATAGATTAACATATGATTAAACCATTTAAGTTCTTCCAAAAGAATATAACAAGAAGTTGGTTATCGAGTATGCATCTCGGTCAATTACAATGGATGTACAGACCAGTAGGTGTGATATTCTATATGGAAAGGACAAACAATGATGGTGTGTTTACCGAGGAACTAAAAACAATGACGGTGGTGGTTGTTAGTAGATATATCAATTCATACAATCAATTTATGGAAATGAATAGGAATAATATTATATTTGCATATGAATTCGTGGACAACACAAACATAAGTAATATGATACATTACGGCGAAGATAATTTTAATGATATGCCAAAGGATATACCACTAATATTCAGAGGAGTAATAAGAAACAATGAAAACATTTAAATTCCTAACAAACCCTTTATTAGTTACGATTGATGGGAAAGAAATCTATACAGGTACATACTTCTATAGTATGAATAAGCAAGATATAATATTACCAAATAAGATAACACCCAAATATACAATTGTAATAAGATGTATCCATCCAATTTATAAGGATGTATTCAAACCTGATTACGATACATTATTATATTTTAGCACAAAGGAATCTGCCGAATTCTATAAGAGTAGATTAATACATTGGGATGAACACGTATCAGGGGGAGAAGTATTCCATAACAACGCTGACATAACATTAACATTTAGAAGATGATAGACAATTTTAAATTCTTACAACAGAAAAAAAAACAATTCAAGTTGTTTCATCTAAATGTCTTGAACGATGTGTTCGGTAGAATACCATCATATCCTTGTCCGTTTGAGCCATATGATAATAATACTGAGGACGTTTATGGAACTGTGGGTGATTTAATAAATGGTAGATTAGGTATCGTTGGCATTTTTACAACATTAGTAATTCAAAGAATAGGTAGTGGTACTGTTGAAATAACATATAGCAATATTGATGGTGTAAATGAATTGGGTTTAATATTTGCGCGTGAAGATAGAGTAATCGTTAGATACAAAAGAAGATAACATGATAAAGCCATTCAAATTTTTTACCAACCCCGCAAAGAACAAATGTCGATTAACCATTGGCAGTAGTTTTATATTCCAAGGTTACTATTGCGTTGTAACAAAGATGGGGTATCGTGTGTTTTGTTATCATAACCAAGAAACAAACAAAACATGTTATATGACATATGAATTCTATTTAACAACGCAGTCCGCAATGGGAAGACAATTAAATAAAAGATAGCCACAATAACGCGCGCAAAAGTCCGGTGGGGTTTCCGGCGCCCGAGCATCAAATATGAACACCGGTTTCCGAATCTCAAATATTTTAGTTATATTTAATTGTATGCGAAAATTCAGAATGTTCAGAGGTTATGTCAGCCCAAACATAAGAAGGGTTACACCACAACCAAGGCGTCCAAGGACACCACTGGCAAATATACCCGTACCTGAATATTACCACCCAACACTTCAACCGACATTCAGACATGGATGGAGAGCATGCGAAAGGGGTTTAGACATCCATCAATGCCCACATACAGCCACCGATGAATGGACAGTAACGGTGAGAAGAGCATGGGAATATGGATACACAGAATGTTTCAACAGGGATAGAGAGGGCAGAGCGCAACTAACAACCGCGATGATAGATAACATTCAACAACCCGAGGAGCAACCAAGCGTAGAAGAATTAAGCAGGGAAATAGAAACGTTCAACGAACAAGTTAACAGGATCACATCAATAGGACAAACATTAGGGATTCTACCAACATATCGGGTGCAAAACGGCACGCTCGTAAACAATAACGATGAAGCAAGCTACCTGCTCGGATGGGAATGCGCAAGAAATGGACATCCCGAATCGGATAATTCATTTCCAGTGGATTCAAATGGATATGCTTTCTGGAGATGTGGGTGGAATGACTTTGTGAACAATCATTAATAGAATATAATATCGCTAGATGTCCTCAGCGATTAAACAGGGGAATATATGATAGACGACTTCAAGTTCTTTCAGGAGAACCACATACACGCTTATAATGGCTTTTTAGCAAGGGAAGCCATAGCTTACTTCCGTGAGTACGTTGCAACCAATAGAACGCTCTATGAGGTTACAACGTTAATTGCAACATATAAAATGGGAACGGTGTCCTTTAACGCGGGATTCCATATTAATAAAGGGGAAATAACCCCATATATAACAGCACATGAAATAGATTATGTTTAAGTTCAAATTTCTAAGCAATAATAATGAGGATGAAGACATCAGTGCATGGGACAATCTATTTGCGGATGGTGATGATGAGATACGAGGGGATAATCTTCTAATACGTGACTCTTCCCCTTCATGGATGTGGGATGATGAAACTTACACAATATTTAACCCCGATACGCAACCCTATCAGCTTGTAACCCAAACATTTAATGGGATAATGGACTTCCTTGCGGGATTCCCACCAGGTTATATTGTGGTTGTGCATAGAATAGAGGGAATGGAATCAGGAATGGTGCATACCGCAAATTCGGAAAGAATGGGGTGGGGATTCGATATTCAACATGATTTAATACGCATTACTTACTATCACTTTTTAAATACAGATCATGCTTAGAGAATTCAAATTTCTAACCAATCCAATAGATAGGGTATTTTACTTCACCGTGGGTTTCAATGCTGCAAACCTTGTGCTATATTATAGCGGGGATATGGATGATATGTCCATACAGGGGATTATACACCATATGAAGGTGGAATATGACGATTTCATTGTGGGGGACTTAATCAGGCTTAAAATGGAATGTGAGATGAACCAGCATCTGCAGGGGATATCAATATTAAATGAAAGATAAATTTGGTGGATAAAGTAATGGTATGTATCTTTACACCCTAAAACAATTAATATGGCAAAACCAATTGAATTGACGCTATCCTACTTTGGAAAGAGCATTACACAGAAGCAGTACTCATCCGTTCTTCACGTGGGGGATTTGTATAAGATGTTTAAAGGGATAATAATTGCTGAATTTGGGCAAGATGTATGGGAAGACATATCAAAGCCACAAATTGATAAGGAGGTTGTGGATATAAATTGGGAAGCCATGGATGAAGCTTATGGTGTAAAATTTGATTACTAATCTGTAAACTAAAATGCTCACAATGTGTAAAGCGCTATGTATAATGCTATTGGTTACCCTTATGACGTCCTGCAACCCATATATGCATCTCGGTGGAGCAGCCATGAGAAAATATAACCTATCTCAAAACAAATATACACCAAACAACCCATATATAAACTATAAGGAAACTAAACCCAAAAAGCATAGGGAACATAGATTCTTATTTTGGCTATGGAGAAATATATAATATGAAAAGCAATAAAGAGATATCAGAATATCTATATCCTTATACAAGGGTAAAAGGAAAGATGAATGGAAAGCTTGTAAGTATGGCTGAACTAAGGGGAACCTTCTTCGTTGAGGTAGATAATAGGGATTCATTCCCAATCCCTAAGCTAAAGGATAGAATAACGAACTATCTAAGAAGGAATGGATTCTCCTATGTATGGAATAGTCCGACAGAAGGATTCTATCAGAGATAACTTCCGACTTTGGCGCCTTTTCACTTCCGAGTTTGGCGCATGATTAGGAATGTCCCATAATTAACTCTTGCTCCTCGTCGTCTAATACATAAGAACTCACTGAAGGTAATCCACTATAGTTGCATAGTGATTCATCCCCTAATACTAATAATTCATCTTTGTCGAATTGGATATTGTTTTCCATAGGTATTATTTAATGATGTTTAAATCTTTTAGTTTATTTTCTAATTGGCTCATAGATACAAAGTTTAAATCGAATAAGCGAGTAATATAATCCTCTATATTAGTGCTATGATTTAATCCTGTTTTATTCAAGTCAAATAACTTATGAGTATGTTGAGATAAAATTATATTATTAGTTTCGGGATGCCAAACCAACAAATCAATCCATCCTTCTTTATCTGAAGGTTTATTAAAGGTATAATCGCTATTAGTTTCTTCGTCTTTTAGTTTGAATGTAAAGCCTAACTTTTCTATGTTCTTTTTTGTGATTTTCATAGGTATAATTGTTTAGGATACAAAGATAAGGAATAATTTAATATATTGATTGTATGGGTAGAAAACAATTTCAGAAGATGGTTAAGGAATGGAAGGAATGTGGTCCTAAGGAGGTATTTGAAGGTGTAAGGGATAACTTCATCTTCGGTTTCTTGGGAGCAACCATTGTCGTATTCATCTCCACCCATACAGACGTCATGGTTTTGGTTGGGTATCTTTGTTACTACTTCTTTATGGGAAGGATTGTTAATCGCCCTAAGTATGTGACGGACTTGGGTAAGCTGATTGTGTTCCCGATACCCTCCGCACTCGGAGCTTTTACAGGGTATAAATTGTCCCTGATATTACAGGGTTTTCTACAGCATGTTTAGTACCCCATCCCTGAAGCGCCCCCGAAGGAGGCGCCTTAGTTTTTTTAGATAGCACATTTGGTATATTCTAACCATGCAATCTCGCAAGCGGTTTTCATAACATCATGGTAGTATCCTGTATGAGGCGCATTTCTTAATGATTCATTTAACCCCCATCGAATAACCCATGAGCCACTATTTTCATGATCCCATCCGAATCTTTTAGCTAACTCTTTTTTCATCCATTGTGGAACTTTTTTGTCAGTTGGTTTACCGCCTAACATGAAGAACTCTCTAAATACACTTATAGTATAAAGTGTTGGTTTTAAATCTTTACTGAATAACCCATGAGGTAATTTTTCTTTTTGTAACATAATATTATGGTTTAGACACGAAGTTACGACTTATTTTTTACTAGAACAAAATAAAGTTATCCACATAATTGGGGGACTAGTGATTGATTTTTTTAACCTGCAGCGAGGCGAAGCCGAGCGTATAATTAGTACAAAATTCCCACCTGCCTGTCATACAAATACACCCCTAATAAACTAGCGATTCTGATACTCCCAGCCCTACTTTATTTGTACCTTTTTATCGTGGTATTATTTTGGGTAGAAATTCCCACTTACCACTGGTTTTTTTAGATAGCGTATATGATATCGCCATTTTGGGGATAAAGTGGGGAAAAGTGGGAGTTCGTGGGGATTGTCCCTCGCGTGAATCAAGGAGCATTCTCCGGAAATTTTATAAAGTTTATACTTGTATACAAAATATAAAGGTATAATTGTAATACGCTCGCCCTCTACGAGGGCTCGCTTCATCCCTGAATATATGCGCCATGTCATACGCCACATGATGTCATACAATCGCCCCGAAGCGAGGCGGAGCCGAGCGAACTCACCAAATAAAATCGTATAAAGATATCCACATTATATCCCCATATGTAATACACGGGGCGTCCCAGTAAAGTCATACAATTACTGGGATGAAGCGGCGCATCGCGCCGCGTAGTAAAGTATAATTGTAATACATGTATACAAAAATTACTGGGATGGGGCGGGGTAAATTTACTGGGATTGTCTTACGCGCCCCCTGTCGGTGGCGCTTCAGGTTCTGCCAGACAAATTTACTGGGATAGAAAATGGGATATTGTCTGGCAAATAAAAAACCCCCGTCTTACGACGAGGGCTTCTCCCACACTGAAAAGGTGGCTTCAGTATGGATTTAAATTTAAGCTTGCTTTAACAATTGATTGCGGTAGCTGATAGCGTTTCTCTTAGAACCGAAATTCTTAGATACACGGCTGCCATCTAAAGTCATACGCACGCGGTATGATGAACCATCATAATATACGTTTGTAGATACAGGCACATAAATTGTCTTAGGTGTGGTGCGACGAGCGGCTTTGTTAGTTGTTTTCTTTGTCATTTTACTGATTTTTAAGATGATTATTTATTTCTTTAATAAAATATATCATTTAAATTCCGTAAAAAAAAATAGTGGGCAAATTATTTTGTAATGTCCCTGCCCGCGTAATACAACCTGCAGCCCCGCAGGGGCGCTTACTCCTGTCTTACATAGTCCGCCGTGGGTTCCCCGTCATCGTCAATGCTGTTCCAATACTTATCGAACTCAGCTTCGCTGCAGTAGCGGGTACCGTACTTCTCATACATATACCTGTGATAATACGGGAACATGTCATGCTTTGTTGTTATGTAACCAATGGTGAAGTCGAACCAAAAGCTGTAGGATTTAGCCAGGTCCTTGAGGATTTTATTCATATGGGATTAATTTTCTTGTGTATACTCTAAGTTGAAGTCGTCATACAACTGGTGAAGGACTTTTTCCTCCCCGCGCATTTCATGACACTTGTTGTAGAGATTCTTACGTTCGTCTTGAGTGACGGACATGCCAAGGTCTATCAGGTTTTCAAACTCCTGTACCTTAGCTGACAGGTTCTCGAGTCTCTCAAGAACCCATCTCCTTAGGTTTTCTTTATCCATCTATATAAGGGGATTTACTTTCTCTTGTCAATAATATCGTTCCATAGGCTGTAGTGCCCACGAATGGAGGTTGTCTCCTTTACGGCAGCATCCAATGTTAACCCTGTTTTATATGAACGGTAGTTGGTACCATCCATTGAAACCTGGACTTCATGCTTACCTGCCTCAGATAATTGAATTCTTGTCTTTACCGCAGCTTTAGCGGTACTGATTCTCTTTCTCATATTTGTTTTTTATAGTTACTAATCAGAAGCATCAGATGCCCCCATTGTATTACGAAGCCCAAAGATAGGGGAATACGCGTTGTATTACGCATTGGCGTTTAATTAATCCTCCTTCTTAAGGTTCTCAATGAACTCACAAATGTTACAGGTTCCGTCGGATTCGAGCTTAGCTCCGCATTCCCTGCAGCAATCGCTTTTGTTATCTTCGTCCATTGTAATACGCATTTAAGTTTAAAGGTATACAAACTATTTGTTCCTACCAAATTTATTTTTTACCTCCTGCATCAGGCGTTCGTTCTCCGCGATTTCGAAATCCATTGCATCCTGAAGCTTAATGGTTGCATCCTGTTGGAATATCTTGTTCTTGGCGATATCCTTCAAGGTTTTCCCGTACATGTCAGAAAATCCAACCAGTACCCTGATATCCTTGGTGGAGGTATTGGTTCTATAGAAGCTCACGCGGGCGTAGATATACTCCCTTAAGATGCTAAGCTTGATGTCCTTAGGGTTCAGATTCTCACGTACGCGCTTCTGCAGGATTAGCTGCTCCAAATCCGCCAACACTCTATACTGATCCTTCTGAGCGTCGATTAGTTTCTTATAGTCAGCTGTAATAGCTTTTAAAGACTTGGACGACTTCAGGTTCTTCCCGCTGTTGATAAACTCATCATACTTACTAATACGACTTGCACTTCCCACGATGTCGACGAATACTCCGCCGATAGTTTTGTTCACTCTTCCCATTGTTTTATTTTAAAATTTAAATTGAAATTTAGCTTTACTCATATCAAAATGATGTCTCTCTGGTTTTGGGATGTGCTTGGGCAGCCTGCTGCCAATCTTCATCTCTCTGAACCAATTAATGAATTCCTGTTTCGAGAATGTCTCACCTCTCTCGATTTCGATTTCTATAAGCCTCTCTGGCTTAATGTTGTTAAATTGCTGCATCTTGTTTTATTTGGTTATATAATTCTTCCACATCCATAACAACTTCTTCGTTGATGAAGGGAATGATTTCCTCTATGAATTGTATTGCTCCTGCATCAGGATTCCGATCTACATATGTTTCAATGGTAGACTCCAGACGACTCCAAAACATTTCCCTGTCCAACTTGTATTGTCCTCTGAGATAGTCATCACTCGCCCCTACTGATCCGTCGTAACGTTCCTCTTCTATCATCTCACCATTATCGTACTCAACCCTGCCCACGATGGCGTTACCTGGTTCATCGTAATGTATGGACACACCTACACCATATTTCTTGGACAGCATCTTGCAGAACTTGTCGCAGGGACCCCACGCCGTCATCGGAGCTATAATAATCTCCTGCTCTGTAATACTGTGGATGTTGGCTTGCTCAATACTATAATCCCATTTGGTACCGTAGAACGAACTCTGCGGGTGCAGCAGGTAATCGTGTTCATCAACTATCCTGTCATATTCCTCGTCACGAGGACACAGGGAATTCATAACTAAGTTATCAGGATATGGGTAGTCACGTAATACATCATCCAACGTGGAGGTTCCACTGGCGAGGATATCCTTCCTGACTATATTCACCTCCTGTATTACACGTTCAGACTCGGTGAAGTACTTGTATATAGGAGCCATATTTTCCTTCTCGCCATATATAATAATATAATTGTCACACCAATTTGGCATAGCTGTAAGTTTTAAAGATACAAAGATAAGGGGAATATTATTATATTCCAAATAATATCCCCTTTATATTTTTTTACCAAGAAGCTCGGTAATAGAAATCACCACCTGGTTCTGATAATAAATTCTCTACCAGCTCCAATGTTTTTCCTACCTGTTCTAAATAATAATCACCATATTCAGTTCCACCAAAGAAGAACCCACTCGCTGATGGAAATAACTCATCCGCAACGGATGTATCAGAAAAGACTTGAATGTCTTCCATAATGTCACCATTTGCACCCCAACCAGCTTTAACCGAAATTGTTTTCTTTGGTGATGATAGTAAAGAAAGTTGAACCTTATGAAGAACTTCTAATAGCTCTTCCATTTTAGCCTCTGATACATATACATCTTTACAGTCATCCACGCCTTCTGCACATTCATTAACGAACCAATTATGAAGAGCGTTGAACTTTCGCCAGTAGCCAACCTGTTCTGTGACATAACAAATCAGTTTCGGATTAATCGCTTTATAAGCTTTTCCGCCACGCTTAACCGTTACTTTAAATTGATCTTCAGGCTTATTATGCTTCCATTGTTGAACATAAGTTTTCTTATACAAATACATATCTAATCCCATAAAAAATAGATTTAATTTTGATTATTGAAATACGACTTTACCTAATGAAAGTTTAACGACATTGTCTGTGATGATAATCTTACCAATATCCTCTCTATCTTCACCCTGCCATTCAACTTCACCGCTTAATTTATATCCCCACGGTGCAAAAAAGTTTGTGATGTAATACTGTATCCACTCCACATAATTGTAGAACTTCTCCGAACCATCCCATATGATGGTATCGTTATTCTCCACATTCCATTGACACCATAAACCAGGTTGAGTACTTGGAGCGTGATTGTAATTGGTGATGCTGTCATCGCCGTCCTGTCCTGCGAAACCTGCACCGCCGACAAAGAATTCACCTTCGACACCGTACTCGCCGTTTAAACCGTGTTCACCATTAAACATCTCTTTTAATTTTTCCACATCGCGTTTCATCCTGCGAGTGTCTGCGAATTTGTTTACATAAATCGCTTGTTCATCCGTAAGTGGTTTGTCTAATTTGAACGAACCACTGAAATCTGTTGAATAGCCCATTTTTTTAAAATTTAATTGTTAAAGAATAGAAAGCAAATATACAACTTATATCATTACAATAATCATATCAGCCAAATATTTTTTTATTTTTTTATTACTGGGATGAATTGCCACAGGGAATAAAACTTACTGGGATGTGCAGCTCCCTGTAATACACCCAGTAAACTTCCTGAATTATGCACAATTATTACTGGGATGGCGGCGGGAAAATAAAACAGGAACATTGCTGTTCCCGTCCTATTAATCAAAAACTACTATCGCACCCTCACGGATAATTCTTTGTTCACGCTGTTCTGCTGTGGTAAACCACTCAACTTCATAGATATCACCTTCACCCTCGAAGTCCATATAGTTTAATCCATATATTAAACCTTCGTTGTTATCGTCATCAGGATACTTACAGTCCTGTTTAACTGTTTCCCACATAACGCGTTCCACATAAACTCTACTTTGCTGTTTCATTTTCAGGATATAATTTAGCGTACTTAATATATTCGTAGATGTCCATCAGGGTATCCAAGCTCAAAGTATTCTCTGTGAATTCTTCTACAGTTGAGTCCTCCGTATCGACAGCACTCACCATTAACAAACCTCCGTCGTAGAACTTCATCTTACCGATTGCTACCAGTTCAGCCATAATATCCTTACGGATCTGTCTTAGGATTTCGTTATAATCTTTCATTACTGATTTGTTGAGGTTGCAAAATATAAAACAGTTGCGGACTCGCTGTCATACGGAATGCTTAATTGCTCACATATATCCTCCCATACAGTGTTATTTTCGAAGTCCTCTGGAAACAGATTTAAATAAGCACCCTGCGGATTAATATTCTTCCATTTTAAATCCTGCAACTGCTTCACCTGCGTATCGTTTATAAACTTCTTTGTTGGTATCTGTGTCATAGTATTAAAGTTGAGCTTTCCAAAAATCTAAATCAATATCCTCGTCAATTAAATAATCAAGGAAGAACCCTACAACTTTCTCATTATCATCAAGTAATACATATAAGTCATACGAACCATCACCAATTCCACTTGATGATACTACGCCGTAACCATACGCACCCCAACTATCATCACTCAAAGTTTTATCAGCCATATGAGCATACCACTTATCGCCGTCTTCTTTACCGCTATATTCAAACTTCGGTGCAATCTTAAAGATGCTATCATTGCGGTAACTATCTTTACTGAATACACCACATTGTCCGCTATCAACGCCGATTGTTCCTCCGTGTTCTGTCCATTGTAAATTTGATTTAATATCCGCGTGTTCTTGGTGAATAACACATAGGGCTGAAATTCTACTACCCCATCCGCTAAGATTACTATTTAAAACAAACGGAATGTAATCACCCTCCTTAACATCCTTAACAATAACTTGGCACCAAGTTGGTATCGTATAGCAGGGATCTGAAACCACAACTTCATTACCTAACTTAACGATTGTTTTAATTCTTTTTTTCGTTTTCATACTAATATTATTTTGATTAGAGAACAAAGGTATACAAGTTATTTTATTATACCAAATATTTTTTTAAAATTTATTTACTGGGATGTCCTGTGCTGTATTACACCCAGTAATATTTTAAATTTACTGGGATGGACAGCCTAATGAAAAACCCCCGTCTTACGACAGGGGCTGTTCTCTATCCTTCAACTAAATCAAAAACTACTTCTTCATAGTTTAACGGTTTAACCGCTTCAACACTTATCACATCACGAGCCCACGAGCCGATTAAATGGTGCTCACCTTTAAAATCCCCGCCACCTCTACCGTTACCCTCACAGGTTAATAACGGTAAGGGGTGAATCTTTGCACCCTTCCAATCTGGAATAGATTTAATTTTAGTCTTATTAACAAACAGTCTCTTACTGTGATTAATAAGGTACTTATACGACTTATCAACTAATCCCGCAGGAGGCACAAATTTAGTACTCTCATCTGCTTTGTCATACAGATTAACATCTCCTTCGTCATTGTCCGCATAGTCACCAGCCCATACTATTTTAGATTTATACCAGCTCCCGTGCGGCGTTAATTGTTTTTCAATGGCACCCACAAATTCATTTTTAATATAACTGTGTTCCATTAATTTAAGCCCGTTATTATAGTCGTGAGAATTCGCCCAGGCTTTAATTGTTTTAGCGTCATCTTGCAATATGCAAGGCTTGTAATACTGTCCCATAGATTTAAATTTAAATTGATTAGTTTATTTGATATCTTTATATGTGATACGAGTTATTTTATAATTCCAACTTTCAAGGTAAGCAAAAAGGAATTCGTCATTTTCAATGATTTCCATTTTTGTATAATCTTGTTTTTCAGTATCGCCCATAATATCCTGCCAATAATCCCAAAGATACTCCGACACGTGAAATTTTAACGCCTTCAATGTAAAATACTCAGTTGGAATAGTTGCATCGTCTGCATCTTCCAATTTGTACAAAACAGATTTAGATAGTTCGGTTTTATCAAACCTCACTTTTTTACTTTCAATTACTTTTTTCATTTTTTAGTTTTTTGATTAGAGAACAAAGATATAAACTTTATATTTAAATAACAAATTTATTTTTAGTTAATTTATTTCGTACACGCTTAAATTTAAGCCCTACAATAATATCCTTATCATCCCTATATCGCATATCATATTTATCGCCGTCAATAACTTTACGCCCCCAAAATTCAGTAGGTACTTTGTTAAACACAACCGCCACGCGTATATTATTTTCTAACATATGTATACACTCATTATAATTGTGTCCGCTAAAACTAAAAGTAAGATCGTAGTTGTCATACTTTGTTAACAGCTTACTTCTGATTGCAACCTTTGTATAATCGTAAAATTGCACCGCAGGAAATAATTGTAAAATATTAATTGATTTTTTACCCTGCTTAACATAAAACATTTCAGGGCTAATATCTGATGTGTTATTAAGGCGTACGCTAAAACTATAATTTAGTCGCATAGCTTTAATGTGAGCCGTTGTAATTTCATCAATCATCCACGCCATAAAGAACTCGCGCTCTTCGAAAAACAATTTAGTTTTAGCGATACGTGACTTATTAATTTTATCATCGTTCATATTCATTGTGTTCATTCCTGATTCATTCAGGCACAACCTTGTACATTCAGCCGTTCGTTTGGGGCATACTTCATAACCGCTCATTTTTGCAGGTGCTAAATATAAGCTGTATGTTAGCTCATTAAAATTGAAAGCCTTCTGATGCTTTGTAGTTAGATTAACAGAACCTAAATAACCGATTCCCGTTTGACGCTTCGCGTCTGCTTTGTTTTTGTAAATCATTTTTATGTGTTTTAGAATGCAAATATACAACTTATATTTTTATATAAACAAATTTATTTTAAAGATTTATTTACTGGGATAAAAATAATTTACTGGGATGTCCTGTGCTGTATTACGTCCAGTAACATTTTAAATTTACTGGGATGGGACTGATAAAATAAAGGAGTTACCCTTTATTTGTCATACGCTAATATTCTACTTTCAATACCTTCATAAACCATCTGTCCGACAGCATCATCATCCATCACATAATTCAATATATCATCCATATCGTTATCAGATAGTTCTATCTGGTTGTCATCGGATATTCCTAATCTATTTTCATTGATGTCATCTAATCTTAACTGTACATCTTCACGACCAAACAGTAACTGTGTTACGAAGCCCCTGTTTCTTAATTCCTGTATTAAATCCTGTGTGTCAAGATTTGATAGATCTGCAAAGCTCTTACTCATATACTTCTTTTAATTGTGATATATTATACTTACCTTCTTCCAGTTCATCCAAAGCCCACGCCAGTTCATACGGGTTTAACTCATCTAAATTAATTTCCATCTGTTCTTTGGCAATAACGAAACCATCATTGGTTAGATACTGTACAGTAATAAGCTCAATGCCCATATCATAATCTGTACCCATATCATTGGCTTCAATTTGAACAACGAATAAGTTTTTAAATTCAATCTGTTCTAACTGTTTAGAATTCATAAAGTCCTTGATCTCATTTATGATATCAGCTCTTAACTCCGATACCCTTTGTGCGTTTCTTCTCATATAGATTAGTTTTAATGATTACCAAATTTCAAAGCCACCACTCGTTCTTAAAAATGTTATAAATTCCTTAATGTGTCCCAGTGTAATACTGTGAGCTGACATCAACAGTCTTCCCTTCTCATCAACAACGCTACCATATAATACTCTACCCTTTGGATACTCTTTATTTATTTTACTTCTACCGTCAGTGGTAATAAATTGATTTGTTTTAGCATCAACCCAACTACCTAAACATACACTCATTATATCATCATCATCTTTTAATTCATCACACGACTGTAATACAGCTTCCAAAGCATCAGCCAATTTAAAACATTCAGCATCAGTTTTTAAACCTGCACCGTCATTCGTGTCCCAGTAATTAAAATCGATATTCAATTTAAAATGATTATCGGCGTACATACATAAAAAGTTAAGTGGGCGCCAGCTCCAACAATTAGCTCTAAAATATTCACCAGTTACCGTGATTGGGTTAATACCCGAAATGTCCATTCCCATAAAATAAGTTTTTGATTTGAATGTAAAGATATAAAGTTTATATTAATATTCCAAATTTGTTTTATTAGAATAAAATTCATCATTCCCCTTTGCTTCATCATCAGCATAATACAGCTCAGCAGTTGAGAAGCCACCATTTTCTTCGGGTAACATTTCCTCTTTGGTTTCATCAACTTCATCCCACGGCAGTTCATCTAAATCGCCGTTCTTAAATTTTTCAATAGCTAACTTCTTAGCTTCTTCAATCGTTTCAGCTTCTACTTCAAAATCAGTTCGCATCCAAGTAGTTACTTTTCTGTCTAAATACATATTAAATGTTTTCATCTTATTTATTTTTAATAGTTTCTAAATATAATTCTGCACCTGCTTTTGAGCCGTGTATAGCGTACCTGTTCATTTGTTTTCCCCTGTACGGTTTTAGTGTCTGCTTATCTAATACCTTACCTTCCTCATTAACAATGTAATAATAGGTTGCACAGGCAGGCATCCCACTCGGTAAGCTTTTAGGCTTATAGGGGATGTATTGGTTACTTCTTAATTCATACTTTGCCATCTTTATAAATTTAATGATGAGATAATTGTTTTTAATTTATTCGTACCATCCTCACCTAAATCACCATCTAAATAGCAATCAATTAAGTATATACTAAAATCAACTGCTTTTTGTTGCTCACCTTTTAATTTTGTGGAAAGCATTACTAACTTATTCCTTTTTCTAATTAATTGTTTAATAGTCATTCTTTATGTTTTTGATTAGAACACAAATATACAACTTATAACTTTACTACCAAAATTATTTTAAAAATACTTTTACTGGGATGGGATACCCACAAAAAAAAAAGAGAGCGTATTACTACGCCCTCCCATCTAATCCACACATATTACTAACCCAGTAAAATTATTAACAGCCTTATAGTGCAAATGTAGATAACTTTTTTCATATTACAAAATTATCCACATTTTTTATTATCCCAGTAATGTCCCATCCCAGTAATACGGACAAAAAAATATCCCCGATTTCTCGGGGATATAAAACACGAATCAATATTCAACTACAAACTAAACAAGTTCAACTAATTTGGTGAATATATCACGCTCCCTATTTCCAACGCCTCCGAACATTTTAGTTTCGGTATTATCACCTTTGGAATAAGAGTGTGTAGTGTACTTCGTTACACCACTAAATAAACCCCATAGATTATCACCTTTTTGGTTAATCTCGCCGTTTAAGTCCACATAGAACCTACTTAACTTATTACGAGTAACCGAAGCCAATTTATCCCAATCCTTTTTTAAATTGACAGCCTTATCAATGTTAAACAAATCGTGTATGACACGCTCTTTAATAGCCTCATCAAATCGCGTTTCGCTTAATCTTTGAATGTCAGCAAATATTTTTTGCTCCTCCGCAAGTACATTCTGCAACCCAAAGCAAATCTCATCTACTTTGATACCCATATTTTTGGTATGGCGTACCTTTGAATTCATTTGCTTGAACGCTGC